GGAAAAACTTCCCTACTCAATCCCCTGTTTGTAGCCGAGATGATGGGATTTCCACCAGATTGGACGGTATTGCCTTTTCAAAGTGGCGGCAGGAATCGATAAAGGCATACGGCAATGCGATTTTACCACAGGTTATATATGAAATTTTTAGAGCAATAAATATTGTAGAAAATGGAAGAATGGAAAACTATTGAAGGTTATGATGGAAGATATGAAGTCAGTAGTCATGGACGTATTAGAAGCGTCAGTATGTTTTTAGGGAATCATATATATCATGGAAAGGTTTTATCTCCCACAATAGCGACAAATGGATATTTAAAAGTTAATTTAATATTAAGAGGGAAAAAGAAGACTTGTTTGGTGCATAGGCTTGTCGCGAAAGCGTTTATAGAAAATAGAAAAAATCTACCACAAGTAAACCATAAAGATGAAATAAAAACCAATAATAATGTTGACAATCTCGAATGGTGTAGCGAATCGTATAATTGTAACTACGGTAAAAGGAATTTTTTATTGATAGAGAAAACAAGGAAGCCTGTATTGCAATTATCGGTTGATGGGAATTTGATAAACAGATTTGAAGTTTTAAATGACGCATCCCGAATCACTGGGATAAATGCCGCACATATTTGTGATGTATGTAAAGGGAAAAGGAAATTAGCTGGTGGATATGTATGGAAATACGCCACAAGTAATGTATGAGATATTCCTGGCAATAGAATCTATAGAAAAAGGCAAATAGTATGAACATCCATCAGACAGTCCCCCGCTCCGATTGCACCTCTTTCGCGAAATGTGGCAAGCATTCCCTTGCCTATTGCCGGAAGTACGGTGCATCCGAATGCGGTCTGTGCGAGATAGTGAAGCGGAAACTGAGGAACCGGGTGATGGTGGACGGTGTAGAACGCAAGGTATGTAGCCGCTGCAAAAGACCGCTTCTACTATTCTGCTTCTATGACAGGACAATCTATCGCAACGGAAAGGTGTATCACATCAAGACATCATGGTGCAAAATGTGTGTTTCGGAAGACAATCGGGAACGGAATAAAAGGAAGGAAAACAAATGAATATAAAAGACGGCTGGTTCGTAAGCTCGATGGAAATGACACGGCAGTACATTAAAGAAAAAACTGGGAAAAAGGTTGCGCAAATACCCATTCTCTTGGATTCTCCGAATAAGAGATATTATATAACTGATAGTGGCGATGTATTTTTTTGTAAAGAAATTGCTAATAAATGTTTTATAATTCCCAAACATCATGACAAAAGAAAGTTGTCAGAAAAGTTTGTAAGATTATCTATCGGGGCAAAAAAAGAGATACATGTAACAGTAGCACAATGTGTGTATAATGCCTTTAAAGCTCACAAATGGTTAGATTTAAGGCCTAAATATAAAAACGGTAATAATGATGACTATACGTTATCTAATTTGTATATACCTAATGAAAAAAATGTCATTATAGATATAAGCGTAATGAACAGCTGTACTTCGCTATATAAGAGTTCTTTTAAACGTATATGTATCTATTTATCATTTAGTTATGGATTATCAATGCAGGATTCAGAAGATATAGTTCAGGATGCATTCGTCTTTGTGACTTGTAATAGAAGCAAGAGTGATATATTGGCTACTTGGGTATGGTATTGCAAAAAGAGAGCTGTGGATTATATTAACCATATAAAAAAGTTTTTTGAACTCAATTTTGATATTTATTGTCAAAATAATGAATTTGAATTTCCAATATTCGGTTTGCTAAAAGTAAAAAAAGATAGAGACATAATGGCTATGCGATATAATGGTTATAGTAATGAGGAGATAGCAAAATCATTGAATATTAGCAAAGGAAATGTCGAAGCCAGGATTTCACGGTCTATCGCTTTGATAAGAAATATTTTAAAAAGAGATATAGCGTATTATGAAAAAAGAAGAAGTATTTAGTCTTTTCAAGATAGAGGATTTGAACGAGTTACCCAATGCAGTAATGCGCATTATCGAAGGAGATATTAGAGAGCGTAATATAATCTATCACGAGTTAATGCGAATGAATGGTTATGATATGTCGTATGATTGGTTTCAAGAATTGTATGAAAACGAATTATCGGAGCGAAAACAAAAGAAACAGGATTTTACGCCGAATACTCTTGGAGTTTTGTGTTCCAAACTCACAGGGCAATTAGGTTCAATTCACGAACCGACCGCCGGCAATGGCTCTATGATTATTGCAGATTGGTGGCAGCGTTGTCGCAAATTTCTTCCATATGAGCATTTTCCATCTCAACACATAGTGACATGTTGGGAGTTATCATCACGTTCTATTCCAATACTACTATTAAACCTTTCCATTCGTGGAATAATGGGATATGTGTATCATGGAGATGTGCTTGAAAATATTGTAAAGCAGAAATATATACTACTGAATGCCCACGATGACACATTGGGATTTTCGGATATAATAAAAGCTAATATAAATGATAAAATAGTATGCAATAATGAAATTGAAAGAAGTATATGAGGCTTGGTTACCTATAAAAGAGAGACAAGTGAAAGCGTCTACATTGTCTGTTTATAAGATGATATATACAAATATCTTAAATCCGATAATGGGCAATGAAGATGTTGAAAATCTCAATAAAAAAACTATTGTTCCATTTATTTACAAATTGATGGAGAAGGACGGGCAATCGTCAAAATACTGCAATGATATTTTAATTGTATTAAAAATGCTCATACATTTCGCTTCCGAAGAATTTGAAATAAATGTACCAGATACTCGCTGGAAAATGACGTGGCCTACTAAAGCTAAAACAGGCGTATCTAAAATAGAAAGGTATACAAATGCTGAATACAAGAGAATAGTAGATTATGCCATAGAGAACCCGTCACCTCGCAATCTTGGAATACTGCTTACTATCTGCACAGGAATGAGAATAGGCGAAGTATGTGCTTTGCAATGGAAAGATGTTGATTTAGACTGCAAAATGATTCATGTAAATAAAACAATGGAGCGTATTTATGACCCTGATACTAAAAAGACGTGGATTGAAATAGGCACTCCTAAAACCACATCATCTGATAGGTACATTCCTATTATGAAAGGTATTCTTTCGATAGTGAAAAGGTTTAAATCGGTAAGTAATGATGATTATTATGTCTGCACCTGTTCGGATGCTCCTATTGAGCCTCGTACATTTCGGAATTATTACAAAGCTTATATACTTGAAAAAGTCAAATTAGACCACTGTATTAAGTTTCATGGACTAAGACACACATTTGCTACAACTCTCATTGAAAATAAGGTGGATATAAAAACGACATCATCTATTTTGGGGCATTCAGATGTTAGTACAACTCTTAATATATATGTTCACCCTTCAGACGAAGCTAAGAGAGATGCTATGAATGTGGGGCTGAAAAGAATCTTTAAATGACTAACACAATAGAGATAATTCAAAACTGATTGGAAAGGGAATAAGATATGAAACAGACAATAAAAGAAGCAGCAAGGGAAGCAATTCATAAGCATTATAATTGTAATGGGACCTATCCATGTTCAGAACGTGAATATTGCGAACATTGTAACGGTCATAATACAGCATTCGATTGTTGCGAATGTGGTGCAGATGAATTTATATTATCATAAGGCTACCGTAAACGAACTGATTGAGCACTTTAAAGTATGAAGAAAATAATTATCCTTTTGGCAACAGTTGCACTATTCGGGTGCAATAACCCTAGAGAATACCCTATAGAACACCGTACAAGTGAGGGAAGCGTGACTTATCTCAATGATAGTATAGTGATTATCCGTACCCATAAAAAGGGACTTGACAACTACGAAACGAAGATTATTAATTTGAAAAGACAATAGCCATGACCGAAGAACTCGTAACATTAGAAACAGCGAAGCTGCTGAAGGAGAAGGGGTTTGATTGGAAGTGTGAACACCTAATAGACCGTAATAAGGTTATTACAAAATATAACCTTCCGCAAAGTATGTCGTGTTGTATGGAAATAGATGACGAACCAGTTGAATTTTTGTGTCCAGTGTTGTATGTTGCCCAAAAGTGGCTTCGTGAAACCAAGAACTTGCATATTGAAGTATCTTATATGCATGAGGATTATTGGATATATGACATACTGACAATTCCGAACCATGATTTAGTGGGATTATCCGGCAGGCCTTTAGTGCATTATAAAAGCTATGAGGAAGCACTGGAAGCCGGAATACAAGAAGCATTAAAACTTATATAACTATTATGAAAAAAGGAATTTACACAAAAGAAAATGTAGGTAATGGTGTATTCATCTTTACTGCCAACAAGAGTTTTGTAGAACCTAAATTTTGGGGACTTCATGAAGAAAACGAACAGGCACAATGTGTAGTTATTATCCATGATGGCAATGCTTTATTCTTCTATCCGGAAGATATGGATAATGATACCCATATTCTTCTTGATTGGGAGAAAGAGCAAACAGGAAAGATATATCCAACCACAGAAGAAGGCATGAAGGATACCGATGGAATAGGCAATACCAAAGCATTGGCTGCATCCGGAAGCGAAATTGCTGAGAAAGTCATAGCATTGGACTTATGTGGATTAAGTTGGCGCATTCCTACACTACAAGAGAGTGTCTTAGGGTATGAACATAAGGTTATGCTGAATGCAGCCTTAGCTATCTGCGGAAAACAACCAGTGAAAGATGACTGGTATTGGTGTTCTACGAGAAAAGGAAACAAACGCAATTTTATTCTCAGTTGGGGCGACGGTTTTAGATACGACAACATTCAGGACAGTGACGATTGGGTTCGCCCCGTGTCCGCTGCCTCTCTTAATTCACTTTAACCTTATAAATGATTACAACTATGGCAAAAGTATTTATAACAAAGTATGCCTTAACAGAAGGTATTAAAGAGATAGAAACAGATATTATTAGAAGTAGATTTGAAGATAGAGAATATGTAAGGGATGGTTTATGTTCTTACTTCCGTATAGGGGAAAACGCATTCACCGATAAATCCGAAGCGTTGAAAAAGGCGGAAGAAATGAAGATTAGGAAAATCGCTTCTCTTCGTAAGCAGATGGAGAAACTTGAGAAATTATCTTTTAAAGTAGAGGAGATTTGATTATGGAACAAGAAAGAAAAATCGGAGAGGTATTTGAATATAATGGAGAAAAAATTATCGTGAAAAAAGATAGCGATTTTATATACGGATGCGATAAATGCGTCTTTAATGGTAGACCGGAATGCTGTAATTATTATTGCTTGTATTTTGAAAGACAAGATAAACAAGATGTGCACTTTGAAAAAGTGGAGGATTGATTATGAAAGCAAACCTAATATTTTTTCTTGCGATATTCATCATATCAGCATTATTCATCGGTCATTTCCGACTGACATTCTCACCGTTCAGTGTATCCTTTCTCTATTGGCATAGGACTGTAGGAGTTACTCTTATCGTTGCAGGATGCTTGGTTTACAACATAGGTGAGCATATATCAGGCTACAAGAAAGGACTGGATGAAGGTATGGAGATTGTTTTGAAAGAGTTAAAAGAAAGATACAATGAAGAAGATAATGTTCAATGATAAATATAGCCTAACCCAGGCTGTATTGGATGGTCGGAAGACTATGACGAGAAGGGTCTGCAAGTATGACAGACCAAATGAAACTTATGATATTGTATTCCCCGTTTTTGAACCAAATGATTACGATAATGACGGGAACATAGTATCTCCATTAAATTATGCTTTTGGTTGGAAAAACGACAAAGGAGACTTTACGGGTTGGAATATTCCAAAATATAAAGTCGGTGAGGTTGTTGCCATTGCGCAAAACTATAGCGATTGTGGTAATATGCCTGATTACGAATTGGACGAAGATGGCTATCCTATAATGCCAAAGAGAAGCGGATTTTTTAATAAAATGTTTGTCCGCGCTGACCTCATGCCCCATCATATCCGTATTACCGACATCAAGGTTGAACGTTTACAGGACATTAGCGATGAAGATTGCCTGAAAGAAGGAATTTTTAAATGGGATGCTGGACAAAAGGATATTCCTTTTTATTCATTCCATAATGCAGATATACCCGACTACAATGATCCTCGTGACGCATTCGCAGAACTGATAGATAAAGTCTCCGGCAAAGGAACATGGGAAAGTAATCCCTATGTCTTCGTTTATGAATTTGAACTGATTGATTAAAAACGAGAAAAGATATTGATTATGAAGCGTGAAATAAAATTCAGAGGGAAAAGTGTTGATAATAATGAATGGGTGTATGGCGATTTAATTCATATTGGAAATGGATGTATTATATATCAAGGCTCACAAAGTGATTATCAAATTACCAACAAGACGGGTGTAGCTATCGAATTATTCGATGATGAGGTTTCAGTTGTACGTCCAGAGACGTTAGGTCAGTTCACGGGCTTATGCGATAAGGATGAAAAGGAAATCTATGAAGACGACATACTTATGTGTGAGCAACATATAGCTCTTGTATTGTGGAACAAAGAACTTGCTACATACGCATTACAATTCGATTTTGAAAAAAAAGTCGGCATGAGACCTTTAGGAGAATGGCATGCTATGACAGTCATTAGTAATATTCACGATAACCCGAATTTGTTGAAAGAAAACAACCATGAGTAAATACATGAATTGGGAACTCTATGATAAACCGCCTGAAGGCTTCTCTATTGACAAGCATACTGGTTCTCCTTTGACCGGATACGACTTTTACACAAACGGGAAAAGCGCCTTAAACGGAGGAGTAAGAATTCTTGTAAAAGCTATGAATGTTCATGTTAACAACATAACAGACAACCATCACCCCGTGAAAAAATCTATCCCCAATAGCAAAGAACCTAAACAAGACCCGATGATTAACCGTAATGTGCGTCAACGGGTAAATGTCTTTGCACGCGAGAGGTTTAAAGTAAAGCTGCTACAAGAAATAGAATTTGATTTAATGGTGTGTCAACTCGAAGGCTGGAGCATGGAAAGCTACGTCAATGAGCTTAAGCAATTGATTGATGATGTTTATCGGAGAATGGTTAAGACAAAGAAAAGGAATATCGAGACTACCAGTAACCCAAAACTTGAATTTAAAGATGAATGAATTATATATACCTCCACAGCGATTAAACCGCAACCCTATTAACGGGCGGTTTTTGAAAGGAAGTATCCCCCATAACAAGGGGAAGAAATGGGATGATTACATCCCTTCGCATAAAAGGGAAAGTATGATTAAAGGATTAGCTTTAGGGAGAACGGGAAACCCTAATATAGCGGGCTGCAATGCAAAGAAAGTAGTAGCTATAAAGAGCGGACGGTTACAAGGTGTTTTCCAGTCCTCTAACGATGCGGAACGAAAGACTGGCATTTGCGCCCGTAATATCAGGAATTGCTGTTCCGGAAAGCGTAAACACGCTGGCGGCTATCAATGGTTTTGGGAAAGCGATAATAGTTGGTGTGAATTAATTATAAATGAATAATATAACCATGAGTAAATTAGAGCACATCGCCACAATTGATTACTGCTACTGGCGATTGGAAAAGTTGAATGAGACTCTTTCCAAGCCTAAATCGACTATGGAGCAGTTGGTTGATAAAGCCTGCGGTTATAATGAAGTAGAAGAAGTGAAAAAGGAAGCTATAACCCTTTTGGAACAGATTGTTGAAAGTAAAAAGGCTATCGGTGTGAATTATTCGGGAGATAGCAAGTTCCTTGATAAATTAAAGAACAAAGAAACGCATGAGTAAACTATACAAAGCAACCCTCTTCGGCAAATCATTCATTATAGGATGGTTCAGCCATGCGGACAGGTGGTATCATAAATTTAGTATAATAAAATAATGGATATAACAGAATTAAAAATCGGTGACCGGGTGAGAATAAAACTCCCGTCACCACAAGGAGAAAGACTTTCCATACCCATGCAGGTAATAGGGATGCTTTCTAGTTTCAACAATCCAAGCCCTAAAGATACGGTATATCTTGACTTTGAAGGAAATGAGGGAGATATATGGGAAGAAGAAGTACAAAATTTAGTGTTTTCAGACAATGAAGAGAAGTCATGAGAAGAGCAGACAGAATAATCAGAGACAGACATTCCCGCATCCCGGACAAATACAAGAAGATTGACACTACGGTCAACGGGGATGTAGAAAGCCTTGCCGAACAACACAAGGAAGTGGAAAGAAGGCTATTTCCTCTACGCCTTAACAAGACCACTGTTATTTACGTCACAAAAGACAAACAGAATGAAGCATATGCAGCGAAAGCACGTAAACGGATGGGGATAACAGAGCCTAAGAAACCTTTCGTTGACCCACTTTCGGAAGAAAACATTACCAAGTTGTACAAGGAAGAAAATATACAGCCCCGCAGAATGGCAGAGATGTTGAATGTAAGTGTAAGGACGATATATCTAAGGTTGGCTAAGTATGGACTTACAAAAGTTAAATGCAGATAGTAAACTTACAGGCATACAGATATAACCCTCACCAAAACGGCAAGCGGTATAACCCAATGGAGAATCCGTTCAAAGCGTTCTAAACGTTCCATTGGATAACCCGGAAAAGGCGGCAATAGTCCATGTAAAGGACATTGTCCGCCAATTCAAGCAGTTCATCTATGTAATCCCTTTTTCGCATCACGTTCAAGTTTTCTACGTTGTTGGCGGTTTATACCATTTGCCGCGGCAAGGCTGTTCAGCGTCTCTTTCTGTTCGGGAGAAAGCATGTTATATACTTCTTCCCGGGATTTGCCTGATAAAATGGCTTGTACTATTTTCCACATAAGCTACGTCTGCAATGTTCACACAAAAATTTCTTCGCTACCGGGAACATCTTCTGTCCCACATATCCGCTAAGGTACTGCGCCTCTTCCCCGTATGGGTCGATGCCGAACGCCCGTGAGATATGCCGGCATAGATGCCCCTTTTCATGGTCGAAAGAGTTTTGAAACTCTGCCGGGGAAGAAGTAAGGGCTATAACCATTACGGTTTGCCTGTTTCGGATATTGGAGTAAGTGATACCCGTATTCAGATTGCAGGAGCGCATGTTCTTATAGGCATTCACCAAATCCAGCCCCCTGCATCCAACCCGCTGAAGGTCGGCGATGATACGGTCGGTATAATAGCAGTCCACCGCATAATATACCCTTACTTCCCAATCATAATCCGGTATGTAAAATTCCTGTATTATCATAGGCTACATCATCTGTTCCCACATGATAGGATTGCCGGAGCCTATGCAGTCGGCATAGAACCGAGTGAAAGGCATTCCATTGTAAGCGTCCACATCATCTATGTAATCCTTAATGAACAATGCGAGATGGGCTTCGTCAGTGATAGAACTTTTGTAGTAATCCGACTTCGCCATGTTTGCCACGTAAACACTGTCGTACCCTGCATCCTTCTCCAGGTTTACACTGTACTTTTTCAGAAGCTCCTCTACCTGCTCTTTGCTGATTGGCTCCAGCTTTTCTTCTTTACCCGTAGATTTATTTTCCATCTTCATGCGGGAAACAGCCCATAGGCACATCTTCTTGCTGAAATGCCATCCGTACTGGCTGAGATAGTCAGCCATTGCAGGCGGTATTCTGTCGTATGTATCTAATCTTTGTTTCATATTTTCCTGATTTTAAGTGATTGGCAAAAGAGGGGAATAATCCCCTCTCCATTACATGAACTCTCCGTTGGCGCGTCTGCGTCTGCGTTCGCCCATATCATCACCGTAAGGCTGTGAATCGCGGCGTTCGTTGTAAACCGGATATTCCGGGAAGTAACCCGGCATGCGGCGTTCGCCCATATCTGAGCCGCCGCTATAGCTTCCACCGCGTGAACCACCGCTGTTACGATAGCCCATTTCACCGCCCTGCATCTCACGCATGGCTTTCTCGTAACCATAACGGCAACCCTCTCTATAGGCTTCTTCCATAGGATTACCGCCTCTCATACCGAAGTCACGGTCATATTCTCCGCGTCCTTCTTCCAATATTTCCCACATTCCCATATTATTTCTTTGTTTTAGATGTTTCAGCAACTCCGAGCTGTTCCATTAATTTCTGGTTTTGCGCAATGAGGTCAGCCATATTCCTGCTCATCTCCTGCATGTTCTTATCCATATTGGACATTTGCCCTTTCAATGCGGATATTTCTTGTTCCTGCTGTTGCTTGGCTGCAAATTCCGGGTTAAGCGTGGCAAGCATCTGGTCACACACCCTAAGAAAGTTCTGATGATATTCCACGCTTTTTAGAACATCCTCGCTCTTCTGTTTCATAGTAAGGACCTCGGTGTTCATCTCGTCTCTTGAACCAGTAATCAGCATCCCCGTTTTAACATCATCGGCAATATTGGCATTAGCCGGTATTTCTTGCAAATTAACATTTTGCCCGTTTATATTCACGACAAAATCAATAACTTGGACCGGCTGTGGATAAGGCATGTTGGGAACAGTCTTATATATAGTTTTTATAGGGCTTGCATTAACGACCTGCCCACATTCCAAACTTGGATTTGCCCCTCTGTGAAGAAGAAATAATGTACTGTTAACTCGTAGATTTTGAAACATATTGGTTTGATTTTAAAGGGGTGTGGCTATTTCCTTTTTGGAAACAACCACAAAGCCCCATGTTAACTACTTGCTCTTTTGAGCGGTTGCTTCTGCTGTCGGAGTCGGTGTCGATGCGGTTGTCGGACGATACCCACCGTTAACAAGGAACAGTTCGTTGGTGTACTTGTTATAGTGAATTTCGTAGATACCCGTTCCGGCAAGGTTGCCGACAGTCACCGGCTCATTGTTGTAAGCCAGCAACGGTCTTGTATCCCCGTTAGTCCCTATCAGTATCGGGAGTGTAGCAGTCGTGCCGGCTGGTATCGCCTGGCGGAGACTGACATAGAAACCGCCTACATAGCTTCTGTTACGGAACGCATGGTTAGGAAGTTCCAAAGTCACGTTCTCCGTGCCGACCGTTACGGCTACTGTAGGAAGGGTATTGAAATTAGCCCTTCCAATAGTAGGAAACAAGAAAGGAAATCCTGTAAAAAAGTTAGGCCACATAATTACCCCCTTTCTTACCGGAATTAACCCCAGTAGTTGTTACAACCACAACCGCCACGTCCATACATTGCATCACCGGCGTAAGCACCGAAAGCCGCAGCACGGAAACAATCTGTGTTGATGGCTTGAATATTAGGGTAAACAACCGGAACGGTGTTAGGCATCTTGCATTTTATTCCATCGACATCGGACTGCAATGCCTGCAAGCCTGCTGCCAAAGGAGCAATCTGTTGTCCTACTGAATTCAGGATAGTAGCATTCTGGTTACGTTGGGAGATTTCAGCAGTCAAAGTGGCTTTTTCTGCGGTAAGAGCCGCAATCTTGTCCTGCAATGCCTGGTTCTGCATGGCGTCCAGCTTTGCAAGGATAGCATTGGTATTGGCAGTCGCACCGTCACGCAATGAAAGTGCATTCTGATTGGCTGTGTTGACAAGCGCGTTGGTCTGATTGCACATCGCAAGCTGGTTCTCATAGCCCATTGTGGTAATGGCGTTCTGAGTCTTGCAGCAGCAATCTGCAATCTGAGTAAGAACAGCCTGATTTCCGGACTGGAATGCGTTGATGATTTGCTGGCTTGACATGCCCACCTGATTTCCTACATTGGCGATAAGTCCCTGGATGTTGCACAGGGCGCTCTGTAACTGTTGGGTAGAGCAGTTCAAAGAAGAAGCAAGCTGGTTGATGGCATTGCCATTGCCCTGAATGGCTGACATCAGGTATTCACGACCGACATCACCGTTAAGCTCGGCAGGCAGACCGCCACCATTGCCAAAGCGGTTGCCAAAGCCGTTGCCGCCCCAACAGAACCACAAAAGGATAATCCAGATGAACCACCACGAGCCGCCCCATTGGTCTTGGCTGCCACGTCCCTGGTTCAGTAAAGCGAGAAGTCCGGGGTCTACACCCTTGCTTCCCATCAAGTTGGGCAACATAGCCATGATGTCGAATTTGCTTCCGCCACCATTTCCGTTGTTCCCGTCTTGATTGAAGACATACGTTCTTTCCATAGAGATTTATATTTTGTATTACGGTCAAAATCAACCGCATCACAAAAGTATAAATACCGATACTGCCATGAAATCAGTTGTTTCCCAACGCTTTCCTAATGTTTTCCCAATATATTCTCAACATTTTCCCGCCTTCCATACGTTCTTGAAAATTGGAAATCATGTAGTTTATCGCGCGTTTGGTCTTGTGAATTTTAGGGGCTATCTGTGAAGGATACATTCCCCTTTCGACAAGCAACTGTACAAGCAAATAGCGGGCGTCTACGGTTTCCGTATCCTTATCCGAAGATAGTATTCGGCTGGCGGGTATTTCGGTCTCCTGCGCCACGAGATTAATTGTTTCGGCAAAGATTTCTGACTTACACATAGTTTTTCTGAATTTTATATTTATCTTTGCCCTGCCACATAAAACATGAGATTAAATGAACAAAGCATAAGATAATGCGTTGAAGATATTAAAGCCTCCAACGTGCATTGTCTTATGCTTATCATGTTTTTATGTGGCAATATTAACGTGAAACGTTGGGGGCTTTCTTTATACTCTAAGCCCCCGAAAGAGTGTCAGCTACAAGCCAACTTCTACATCGTTAATTTCTTTCTTATCTTTATGGTGAGCCAAACAATTACGAACAAAACACATGTCAGATTTATCGAAATGCTGACACCACCGTAATTGATTTTAAATTTTTCCCACCATGACAGTTCCCTCTCTACCGGATAAGGTTTGGGCACTTCAATCCTTCTTATCTTTTCGATAAAATACGGCATTTTGACCGTTACCGTAGCATGAGGATAAATACCCAATGAATGGTTCAATATCCCGTTGCTAAATGAAGCATAGCTGTAGGCATACGGATTGCGAAGGAATGACGTTGTATCGGCAACAGATACGCTGTCCTTGTACGGTATCAGCTTCTCTTGAAATGTAGTATCATGGAAAACCACACTGTCAAGAACCTTTGTCTCAACCGGCATATAAACAGTCCTCGTCCTACAGGAATACACCGTCAACGCAAGAAATACTATATACACTAACTTCTTCATAACTTCAACAGATAATGATTAACAACCATGCCTGCACATATTGCAGCAACTCCACACAGCAAGTCTATTTTGCTCCACTTGCCGTTATAGTAGTGGCAACGGTCGCTGTTCTCCTTGATGAAGAGCATCAGCAGTGCAGTACTGCTACCGAATACTATGGCGGTGGATAGATAGACCACCGCACCTAAGATGTTATTTCTCATAACTAATTAGTATATATTTATGATATTAATTTCATCCCGGACTGTGAAGTGCCGGGATGAATACTGTTCAGGATATTCCTCAATCGTTTTTACTCTTCATCAGAAACGGATTGAATGGGACTACAACTTGTGAATAGGTAATAACTCCAATGATGTTGTTTCTCATTCTTTTACATTATTGAATTGCATAACAGTTGCATTAGCGAATACGTTGTCTTCCTTATGGCTGTTATTCGTGAATAGAACATTGCATTTCGTAACATCAGAATCGAAAGAGAATCTACAATTAAAACGGTTACCCGTTATTGTAAATTTACAATTTGCATTATTAGGAAAATGCCAACTAACATCGGATACATTTTCCTTACCATTTTTAAAAATACAATTCTTTATAATAATATCTGCGTGTAAATTACTGCCACCGCCTAAAGGCTTGGAAAGATATTGTGTATGCTCGCCTTTAATATATTCTACAATCAAATTGTCATACACGTGTTTACAATAAGAATCTTCACCTGAACCTTCATCGTGAATAGCATAAATATTATCATATTGAATAAGATGTCCATCATGTAACTCGTAGTTAGAATTAAAGCCAATTCTTTGAGTCCCGAATAAAGATTGGTTACTATATACTATTTCAGAAGTACTATCACATTTAGAAATAAGAGTAGATTTATTAAAAAAATATCTACAATTACCACCGATTGGTAATTCGACAGCAGTTCTAAAATCATATTTAGTGTTCATCAAATCAAATATCTTTATAAAAGTATATTCACCAGTTTCAAAATAGACATCACAATCCTGAGTAATATAAGCGGAAGCTAATTTAAGAAAAATCTCTTCCTCACTATCACTAAGATTGATATTGACAACAGGTCGAGTTCCTTTCTTTTTAAGAATAGTGGACTGACATCGTTTCAAATTATAATTATTCTTAGCAGAAGCAAAGAATTTATCAGTAATTACACTGTCTCTATAATATGTAAATGCAACTAATTCGGCGTTTTCAGGAAAATTTTCTTTAAGAACCGGTTTGTTATTATAAAAATTAAGCGTAGAAATGTATTTACCGTCTTTATCAAAGAAAACAACGTCAGCATTTCCACTTGTATTTGTATAAATATTATTATTTCTATCAAGAGGAACAATAGATGTACAATTTCTTTGTAGTATACTATCATGTACAATTGCACCATTTAGCCAAACTTTATTTTCGTAAGTGTCAAACAATAAATTGTAATCTGTGATTTCTATATCATTTTCAACCATAGCAAACACAGTTTTGTTTAGCCATCTACCGACTTCGGTAAATGTCTCGCCCTGGAACTCCCACGTTTCTACTTTTCCATCCGAATTGATGAACGACACTTTCAGTCCGATATTTCTAAGTTCCTGCGGAACTTGGGCAATGGCGCCTTCCAGACTGTACTTGTTACTCCCGCCAATTCCCGAAGTAGGATGCTGGACGGAAACATTATACTCGGTGATGTAGTTCATATAGTCAGTGCTGCCACCACCAGTGCCGATGTATTTCTTCAATGCCGCGGTACTCATTGAACCGTTGCTACTTCCTTGCTGAAAAGGTATCAGCTCGTTTCCTGTTAAGCTCTCCTTTTGAGGGAGTTGTCCTATTTGTAATCCTTCTGCCATATCTTTTTATTTTTTATCATTTTATTTTTTGTTATCTGCAAGTAATATCGGCTCTTCGTTAGCCAACAATAACGGAGTGCCATCCGATAATAATAAATACCTTCCATCAGGGGGTGGGTTTGGTCTCGGTTTATTATCCTTGATATATGAATACCCTATAGTAAGTATCCCAATAGTAGGAATACCGATTGTCGGAATGCTGATGTTGGGGATAGTGATTGGTTTCATAGGCTATCCCTCTTTAATCATTTTGGCTTCCAATACTTCGGTAGCACTCTTGATTGTGACGTTTATGCCATTTGCTATCCCTACGATACGGAAAATCGTATTGGACGCACCGTTATATTGGGATGCGTTGGGATAAAGCGGAACGGGTTCCAAATCATCAATTCCTGCGAAAGCGGTTACATATCCGCCCTTGTTCTTTATCTGTATGGTAACGGGATTACCGTCACTGACAAACGTTGCGTAATACGCTGTTTTGCCTTCTTCTTTTTGAAATGATAAAACTTCTGCTGCCATGATGTTTACTTTTTAGAGTTTCAATACTTGGTTTCTGTTGCCCTCTCTTCGGTGGCTGACGTGTACCCATGAGAAGTTTTTCTCATCAATGACTTGGTCAAAGGGAAGCTTCAATTCTTGTATAAGATTAAACAGTCTTTTGTTCTCTTTCGGGGTATTCGGAGTGCCGACAATATCGGCAGCACACCCGTTCATGTGGTCGCTCGTTTTAGAGCCGCCTACCGCTTTATTCAGAACAGGGCAACGGTATCCGCTTGTCACTGTGATAGGTTTTCCGTAAGCCTCTCTTAACGGGTCGAGGACATTGTCAACCAACGCTTGCGCATTGGGAAGCAGTTCTTGCGGCAATCTGTTGTCTATAGCTTTCTTATCAGCCGTTTCGCTTTTAACCAGTTCTGCAATTGTAAAGTATCTCATGCTATTCCTCCTTTCTAAAATATTTGTCATAAACCACACGAACCACCCATCCGGCAACAACACCGACACCGAATGATGCAACAGTAGTCAGGTTCACCCAAAACGGTGTGTAGTGCATGTAAAGCATAACTCCCACGATGATAGCGATAACAATCGCTGCGATAATCAGTTTCTTTTTCATTTTGTTACTCCTTATCTTTAGTTATTATTTCACTCATATCTTCTTTCTCGACATCGAGCACTTTCTTTCCGAACAATCCCAACGCTTTCAGCAAGTTAAAATTATATCCCTTTGGCTTCAAGATATTGCTTATGATAGAGCAGAACTCTATGAAGCAGACAAACAAGCATGAATACACATCAATATTCCATTTATTGCCGGAAGCAATATTTATCATCACCACCATACAAACAAAGGCAAAGTATGTCACCATTTTACCCATAGTACGGCGCACAGCACTTGAAAACCGAAATTCTTCACCCAATAGCAGGCATTTCCTTATCCCGAACATCAAATCGCATACAACGACTGAAAATGTTACTATCAGCCACGGTATCATGTGTTCCAATGACTGTGCAATAAAACTGCTTGCTATTACCGAGAAACCACCCGGTATGCTTTGGGTAATAATGTTATTCTTCATCTTATCGTTATTTGTCAATTATTCCTATCTTTGTGTCTCTTATCAAATAAGCTAACTACTGTCATTCCGTTTTGCTCGTGAGAGTAGGACGGGATTTTCATATCTTGCCGTAGTATCTGAACCATGCACCCCATTTACGTTCTTTCAAGTAGTTCGGATTATCCTGGTTGAGTTTGGCTTCCATTTCAAATGCGCTCGCACGGTAAGCGTTTTTATTGACCTTACCGTCCCCAATCTTGCTGTCTGTAAACAGGTGGTACACGAAGCTCACAAACCATTCTGTCAAATACAAAATGTAGTAGAATAGCAGGATAAGTAACAGCCACCATGCACTGACATGGAACGCCAGCAATACGGATGGGATAGCCGCTATCTCCATACACTCGAAGAACTGTTTCTGATGTGTCCGTTCATGGCGTATGGTTGTTTCGGACAACTCTTTCAGCTTCGTAAGGATGAAGCCGAAGAGCATGATTGTTGTGTAGCCGCCAAAGAGGATAAGTTTGGCAAACCAGTTTTCATAAAATACTTTTACTCTCATAATCAAAAAAGTAAACACTTTGTTATTTTATTAATATTATTGTTTTACGCATTCATTAGAACACAACCCAAACCGAAAATCCCTGTACTATCTGCAATATTAAATACACTATCGCCATTATTAACGACAGAATCAGTTATTTCTGTAACAAAATTATTGGATATAGACTCCTTTTGTGTAATAGCTCTTATTGGAGTATTATCTTCATTAAAAAGACTAATAGCGGTAGGTGCTATAAATGAATACCATTCGATATGTTGTTTTTTTATTTCAGTTCTTACTGAATCTCGATATAAATAAATAGGGATACTACTAAGATTGCAAATAAGAACAAGTTGTGTATTAATTTCTTCATGTACTAAATCATCTGCAAATGTAATATTATCAACAAGTTGTTTAATATCAAATTCTTTGCCTGCAATCAGCTTATCTCCAGCAAATAGCCCTGAGGTCAATTCTCCTATTTTTAACATAATCATTATCCTTTAAACGGTTACACAATATGCTGTATTGTCATCCTTAGAGCCAATAGCCTCGTACTCGGCAGCGGTTTTCTTGGTGAGGGTGGTGAGGTTGTCGGAAACGAGTATATCTTTTACTACGAAAAAATTTGTAGCATTTGAATTCAATGCAATAAAAATTCTTTTTGTAACTAAGCTAATATTATTTGCATCGGCAATAGAAGTATAAGTATAAATAAACGAAAGTTCATAAGCTCCATTATCGGGATTGCAATATGTGTGACTCGTACTTACTTTAAAGATTTCTTTTTCTGTAATTTTTAGGAATAAAATATTATCACTTAATAATCTCTGTATAATATTTTTAAAATTATCAATGCTTCCAAATACAAGATTTATTTTTGATTCGGCTTCTCCTGCTTTAACTTCTTGATTTGAAATTAACTGTTGGTGAGCTTCATCTGTAATCGTAAGCAAAATGTGTTTATCATCCACATACTTCTTCGTTGCAGGCTGGTAATCGCCCGTAGGGGTGAATGATGAAGTGTTGGTCTTGGTGAGAACGTCAGATTTTGCAGGAACTTCCGCCCAATCCCCATTCTTACGACCGTATGCCTTGCCATCAGTTGGCGCTTCGTCTATACCGCCAATCTTCCCCTGGCTTACCCATTCACCATTACTTGCAACCCGTTCCCCGCTATCTGCAAGTAATATCGGCTCTTCGTTAGCCAACAATAACGGAGTGCCATCCGATAATAATAAATACTTTCCATCAGGGGATGGGTTTGGGTTATTTCCGCCAGCAGAACTTACCCATGCGTAGTAATCATAAGGGGCTTCCGTACCTACAGCCATGAACCCGTCAACTGCCGAACCGTCGGGAACAGCGGATTTCAAGGCTTCAAGGGTGGCGTATTCGCCGGCTACCTTAAATGACTTCCCAGGTTCGCCTTGTATACCTGGCTCGCCTTGTTCTCCTTTCAAAAATTCTAAAGGATAATTGACCACAGAAGCTTTACTGTTGCTTCCTGAAGGTTTAAATGCAGGCAATGATGTTACATCATCCGCTTTGTCCGCATTCGGTACTTCATTAACCCCTATGGAGTTAGCCATAAGGCGGGCAACTATTTCTTGATAATCCTGTTCTGTCCAAGCCATAATTATTCCTGTTTATCGGTTACTTCTTCCGGTTGATTGTTGATAGCACGATTGAGCGCGTCAATGAAGAAAGGTTTGCAAAAAGCATTTGCATGCTCTTGTATCAGGGACACTTCTTCATCACTATACTCTGTCTCTTCATTGGAGTTGTATATCTTCAAAGCGAGTGCATGCGATGCGATACCGTTACCGTTCCGGTATAATACATTCGCAAAATTCTCTCTACAATCTATATTTTCACAATGCTTACGGGTAATGTCCGTAGCAATCAGTAATTGTTTAAAATTTATCTTTTTCATGAGTTATAATTATTAGTATTATCCACAGTAAAAATGAACCCAATAACTGCCGTCAAAAACGAAAAAGCAGGATATTTGATTGATTAAAGAAGCGTTCGTTGTGCCTCTGTTATTGGCATTCATTAGGTTTCCTTTTACCCAAACATTCCGGTTCAATTGGTTCTTCAAATATACAATCCGACCCGTAACAGCCGAACTTGGAAGAAACAGGGTAGGGTCAAAGCTTATATCCGGTCCTCCATATATGATAATATCATCGGTATCACTGACTGTATAGCTCGGTGGGGCAGACATTATACTGCTGCCTAAATTGCGGACGCCCGCAGCAAATCCGGAAGCCTGCAATCTGTTTATTCTTACCGATTCACCGCTCCTGGCATTTAATTCTACATTGCCCAATGCTTCTATCGCACAAGTATCATATCCAGCCTGAGCCATTACTCTTACACCGATTGAATGGTCACCGTAGGCACTCAGACTAAGTGCCGTAATCCCATCTCCACGAATACCGCACATTGCCCCGGAAGAGACATTCACTTCAAAAAATTTTCCACCATTCTTGCCTATCCTCAATGTCGCAGTCGGATTTTCCTTTTCGTTTTCAAGTCCTCTGTCGGTTATTTTGAATGCACCGATATACCCGCTATCTGCTGTTATATCTCCCGTAAAAGAGCCATTATGACATTCGATAGAGCCATCTTCGTGTATCTTGATATTTCCATTGGCGGTAATTATACCTTCCAACTTAATATGTTGCGACTTTAACGTTATACTTTCCGCCGACACATTAAACAAGGACGAAGCTTTTACTCCATTTTCAAACTCCGCAGCAGCCCAAATCTTGACACCATCCGCAGTGGTTAACCATCCCGCGCTTTTGCTTTCAAGATTGGATGTTCTTTTTGCCACAGCTTCAATCTTTTCATTGGTTTGGCTTAGCTGGGTCTCGAACTTTGTTATCATATCCTCGTAGGCATTATCGGTCAATGCCAGCGAATGTATGTATATATCCCCCGTAAACTTCAACTCGAAATCACCCGTTCCGTCCCATGTGCCGGAATACTCCTTCATTGCGTATTCCTCGCCCGGTTCAAGACGTTCGGTGAAATGTAGGTTCTGACCGGGAAATCCTATTGTCAGCGTTCCGGCTGTAGCTACCTTATACCGGAAAGAGATAAAGAACTTTCCCGGTTCTTCCCCTTCCTCATAGGTCGGTTTATTGGCTAAATCAGCATTTGACTGTTTAATTCCGGAAGAAAGAATACGAAGCGCGTTTCTATCTCCGTCTCTAATAATAGCAGCCATGGCATCCTTACGGGAATAGAACTTGTCGTTAACCAATAAGAACTTTCCGTTTACAGTAAAGAAACGAACATCGTTCTTTGTCTCCCAACCGTTCGTATTGCTTGCAAATGATGCGTTATACAGATAATTATCCTTTGCCTGTACCTCGTCAAGCACTTTGGAGATTTCAGAGTAAATCAAGTCTTCCAATATCTTGAACTGGGTAAGGATATTCACACCCGTTTTCAGGATAAAGTCACCAGTAACTTTATTTCCATTAGGACTGAAAGCTGTCACTTCTTTACCAGCCAAAGAATAAGAATCAATCCCTGCATACTGACGGAAGCTCGGAGTATCATTCCCGTATGCTGCCAATACGATGGCGTTCTGTCTGGTCTTATCCGTCCGGTTACCTAACTGTACAATGTCATCGCCTGCTTGTGGTACGGCAGACCCCGTGTCACAGTCGCTCTTCGAAAGGTCTATGTAATTGTCACCTACGCTTGTCACCAGCCGCCAATAGTAGGTATTAGAGACGTTCTCATGTACGCCTGGCTTGATGTTGAATGTCTGGCTGCGGGCTTGGTCTCCTATTACAAATTCCTGAACAATGGTCTTTTCCCCGTCTGTGTTCTCGAAGTAACAGCGGTAAAAGGTATCGTATTCCTCTACCTTAGAACATGACATGGATGCGGGAGAAAGTATTATCTGACCGCCAACCTGGCGTAATCGCTGTATCAGTAACTCAATAAATGTGGCGCTCTTGCGTGCCAGCATATGGTCTACTTCCAAATAGCTGTCGCCCGTCTTGCTGTCTACTTTAATAACAAAGCCTTCACCGAGAGCACCGGAAGAAAAGTTCATGGACTGGATGTAGTCTGAAAACAATCCACCTAAGAACTTTATTAAAAATCCAGCTTCGTCCGGTCTGTCTTTTCTTATAAAGAACTTGGATAAAGCCTCTATATCAAGAGCCTTAAAGTAGACAATTCGGTCGGCGGAAGTCCTGATGAACAGTGCTGGGTCGGCATCTGCGACGCATATATATATTTCCCCGAGATTCAGACCTTGTAAATGCTCTTCATCACTCGGAGATAAAGCAGGGGGAGCTGCCTGATTGTTTTCATTAAGAGCATCACCAAACCATAATATTTTACTAAGCCTTTTTTTCATACCTCAACCTTATCAACATTAGTAAATGCAGCTTTTTCTGCGCTGAATTGCAACATCTCTCCATCTTTGGCGTGGTCTATCAGGAATGCAGGGAAAGAGGCGGAAGAGCCAGCTTCCGGAGAGCCGCCAATACCTGCAATATCGTTATTCTGTAATTCAAGAGCCATATTTATATGGAACAACTGGCTATCTTCAATAACTTGCGTCATTTCCGGAACAGAACTTTCCGAACGGACATATCTTGTCCCGTCAATTTCCACCATAGAAAGGCATAAAATGCGGTTTATGTGTTTTGCAAACCAATAAGGGACGCCGTTTGAATTTCCTATTGTAAGATTATATACATCATAAGGTACTGCGTATAATTCTTCTATCTCTTGCATTTGGTTGCGATATTGCTCATTATCTATTCGAGGGGAATATCCTCCAGGTTTAAATCCTGCTTCCACACGAAAATTAAATACTTGCTGAATATCATCTACCCAAAATATGTTATCAAAAGCGGAGTTATTGCTTTTATGGGAATAACGGATAAGCACAGTTTCCTCTAACAAGTCGTCAGAGGAGCATACGATAAAAGGTTCTGATGTATCTTCGTTGATTGTAACCGTATATACGGCATCCTCCAAGTCTCGAAGAATGGCGTAATACATCACTACATTGTCATTATGATTATATGTGGAAAGTGATATTGGTGTAGAATTTCCTGCGGCAAGATTGTTCAGGCTCGCTGAAACTTCCTCAGAAGCATTAGTGAATACCTGTATATGGATTTTATCAGAAGCGTGGAACTTCTGAATATAGTCCATATCAAGCCCAAACTTATCTTTTACAGGTGAGAAAAAAAGAGGGCAAACATCACCAACTTTTACCATGTCTTTTCGTCCTTTTATAGTGATGTGCAACTTCACACATCATGCGCAAATATACATACTATTTAGACCAATTCCAAATAATACCTTATAAAATAACGAGTGCCTGATAGACTTATATGGAATCTCCTCATCTATTAATCTACACTCTTGACTATCAAAGAATATTTTACCGCTTCCGGTCGTCCATAATTATAGCTTGCACTTTTTACGTAGCCTTTATAAATATGCCCGTTCCTTTCCACCCGAATGTAACCCTTCAAGTCTGACGGTATTTCCAAATCTCCGGTCTTGACGGAAAGTTCTCCTACTGTGAACAGTTTGTTTCCCAATACAATACTCGACCTTTCGCTAACTCCATTGATTGTCACATCACTGTTACCGTCAGATGATGTAAACTCCAACGCGTTGGCAAAAACACCTATATACCTTGCGTTTGCTTCAATCATAAACCTTTGGGAATACATGGCATTGAACATAGTAGAAGGAGATATGACACCGGATATTATATATCCATCCCTTACAAGCTTGTATTTTTCTTCGTCAAGTGATGCTCCAACAAAGAATATATCATTATCACTGTCGCTGTCAGTCGTATCTTCACCTCTTTTTCCCGCAAGAAATTCCATACCATAAGCATCGGCTCTATATGGGCTAACTAATTCCAATACGTTATCTGTCAATGTAATGCCGGTGGTGTATTCATTGGTAAAGCGGAATTCATCGCGACCATTCACACTGTCGTAATCCTGTTTGTCATACCCGACTTTTACCCCCGAATAAACCAGTCCGGCATTCACATTGTATTCCAAATCGGAAGTGCTGTCCTGCAAGTCCTTTATTTCTGTATCTTGGAATAAAGTATCACGATGAACAAATGTCACCTTCTCGTCACCGATTACAGGGACAAACCCAAATTCCGCGCTCATCCAATTGGCGAATTTGGTATAAGATGTATATATTTTGGCATTGGGAAGTCCTCGTATGCTTTCTGCCGGAACTATCATCGCCATGTCTAAACGCTCATCTACTCCGGTGGCGATTTCACCCGTTACATTGTTCTTATCAGTTATAGACCTCAGTAAACGGTTAAGCAATATTTTAGGACTGATACAATCTATTTTTACAGATTTTCCACGCTCGGAAAAACTTATATTTAACGGTGTGTCAAGACTGTTGAATTTAAAATTAACGGGAAAATTTTGATATATAGGGTCAGATTTTGCAAGTGCTATATTGAAATTAATCATCTCACCTGGAGATATTGTCAAATTCTCATCAATATCGACAGTGTATGTATTAAATGTTTGAATTGTAGCAGATTGATAATATATTTTAAGTTCTTTACTATTTTCATTATAAGAGGAAAGCCGTATATATATTGGGAAGGATACGCCCGGTCTCTGATACGTAATGAATATACTGAATTTTACTTTTATCCGTATGGTCAAATCCCTGTCAGATATATTTTTGAACAGATATTCTCCGAATAGACTTTCCGTACTTTCAAATCGGTTTTCAGCTGTATCAAAAACCTCTACAATGTCCTTTGTCGCAATTTCCGGTTGTCCTAACATATAAAAAGGAATAGTATAATAAGCATTAGGATAAGCAGTCATTACATGGGAAACATTAGGCTCTTCCGCGTCACTTGGTATAGACCATTTTATATCACTGTTCATCAACAATCTGTCATAATCCAAAGGCTGGGACTCCTTTATTTCTTTTACCGGATATTCATACTGCGTGCCTTTCTTTGCCTTAATCAAGCTTGCGAGACTGTTGTCGACGGCATTTATTTCGCACGTCGTATCATTGTAGGAAAATGTGGAGTAGTCCAAAGCGCATCTGAACTTTTCATTTAACAGCCATGAGTTATTCCGGGTATAAAACACGAGTGTTGCGGATGAGTTCAGGTAATTCGACAAATATTCTTTCAGCAATAGCGAATAAGCACCGTTGGCAAACTCAAATTTTGTGGAAAAACTACGAACAACTCCGTCATAATCCCCTCTCTTGAAAGACATCTCTACATCGTCCCAATTAACAAGCTCATTTGTGGCGTCATATGTCATTCCGCCTATCAACAGTTCACATCTGTAATACATATCTATTTCTTTTTTGAAGTTGAACGTATCATAGCATCTATGTCATCACACATACGCCTGACCATATAGGCATATTCTTTGGCGGAGAACGTGTTTTCATCAATGTGCATTTTTACATGAGACATTAAAGAAACGCGTTCTTTGGTAAAATATTCCCTATCCATTTTTATTTTCCCTATATCAGGAGATGTTTCCTGCAATTTTGCAAGGCGGTAGTTGTCAGAAGCGGAAACGCTGCTTATCCGGTTCTTTATCTTATCATGTTCGCCCTCTCTGAATTTATAACCCAAAGCAGACATGACTTCTACAGCATCACTCCAGTTTCCGGAAGAAATGAGTTCCTGACATATGGCAAGGCAATTTAATCGGATTTGAATTTTCAGCACTTCATTTTTCCGGTTTATTTGGGCGGAAACAGACTTTCCCCCTATTATTGATAAGTATTCATTGCATAGCTTCTCGGCCGCCAAAGCCTTTTCTCTGATACTATATCTTCCGCCTTGAACAACCTTATCAATATCCCCCAGGAATATGTCTATAAAGCGGGAAAGGCATATTTTGTTTAAGTCATTATATATCATATCTTATACTCTGCTTGAAATCCAATTATAATCCGCGATATGGTTGGCTTTCTTCATAATCCGACCAATGTTCTGCAATTGTTTGGTATTGCTTTCCATCTTTCTTTCAAGTCGGCTGTAATCGTTGTTTACATTAACAACAATCCCCTCTTCTCTCATATTCTTTAGCTTTTGTTCCAATAAACCATAATCCGATGTAAGCCCTCTACGGTCATAGATATATGACAAATCAGGGATTACCTGCGCATGCGCCGGAAGGTCTACCAATGTCGGCTTATCAGGAGTGATAAAAAGCCCGTTATTAGTTACGATACCCTCTTTCTTGCCGCCATCACCTACTATTGCCAAACCGCCGGGATGGTCTTTTGTTCCTTTGGCGTATTTGGGAATGGGTTGGGCTGCTATTAGGGCTACTTGTGCGGCTCCCATAGCACCGACTAATGCAGCAAGAACAAGGTTGGGCAACGCTTCTGTTATAGCTAAAGCGGTAAATATTCCTGCCTGAATAATGGAGTTTGCCTTATTCCATTTAGCCTGCTTCTCTTGTAATGCAGCTTTTTTCTTTTCAAGCTCTGCATTTTTGGCGGCTGTCTTATCTTCGGCTGCACGTTTGCGAGCTTCTGCCTCTTCGGTAGAAATTGCACCATTTTCTTCAAGGGCTTCTATACGTTCTATTTCTTTATCGTATGCTTCATCGTTGGCTTCTTGTTCTTTTTCAATATTTTCTATCTGGGCGTCATATATATCTGTCATTAACGAGGTGATGCCTGATACTATCTTTCCTACGGCTTGCGCCATGTTTTCAAAACTTAACTTTCCATCCTCTGCTACGTCAACCATTATATCAGATAACCCCTCGAATATTCCTGCCGTTTCACCAAGCGCATCCCTTGCGGCGGAGTTCATCCCTGACAAACCCTCTTTAAACTTGCCTATCCATTCTTCCCGTTTCTTGGTAGCATCATCATAATTTATTCCGTTTATCTGTGCTTGAAGGTTGGCTAACCTGTCTTCCAACTCTTGATACTTTTCACTATTTGGGTCAAGAAGGGACATTTCAGCCTCCGCCTCTTTCATAAGTGTTTCAAGACGCGCCTTAGCATACTTAACCCCAATATCATATAATTTCTTTTCGTAATCCTCTTTGCTGATTTCGCCATTTGCATATTGTTTTTTTATGATATTAGCTTCTTTCAAAGCGGATGTTTCCTGCTCGTTTACCACCTTATCAGTATTTGCCTCAATCAACCCAATTCTTTCTTGGAGGTTTCGCATTATGAGAGAATTTTCCCGTTGCATATACTTCATGCGTATCGCCACAACATCCTCTCCATTCTTTTCAGCGTCCTTTATTTCCGCATCACGCATCATATTATTGAGTTGTATTTGGAGATTAAGCCTTTTGTCTAATTCTTCATTCGAGTTTTCCCCAATGGAAGCCAATCTGTTTTCAAGATTTGTTTTTTCTATTTCAAGCAGTTCCTTATCGTATTTATCGTTTATTTCCGCAATGGCTTTTCCTTTCAGCGTTTCAAGATTTTTCCGAAGCTCTATTTCTTCGTCTGTCCTACCCTTTATCTCTTTAATCCTATCATAGTATTCCTTACTGATTTCAGCTATTTCTCTTTCTCTACCGTCAGCTATCAATTCTATTTTAGATTTGGATAAATCCTCTGTTATCTTCTTGATATATTCAGCGTATTCTTCCACTTTCTTTTTTTCATCGTCATAAGCTTTATTATTTTTACCTGGGTCATTAACCAATGCTTTTACATCTACTAATTTTCCCAAATCATTCATTTGGTTCTTATACTGAATACCTTGCTCTTTTAAGGCTTTCAAAGTTGCTTCTTCCGCTTCAAGTTTCTTTTTTGCATCTATACCTGCTTCTGTTCTCGATAATCCCGTATCTACAAACTTTTGATATTCTGCACGTGCTTTTTCGACAGTATAAACTTGATTAAGCCGTTTAAACTCGGTTTCCTCGTAATTTGTTGCGGCTTTTGTCACTTCATTCATTACCCGTTTAGCTTTGGCAGTAGCGATAATCTGTGCTGTTAATAATCTATATGCGTCTTTTGCATTCCCCGTCATTATTTGTTCTTTTGTATAATTATCAAATAATTTAGGGAAAGTACTTTTTAATTCATTTGCGGCTACGATACGCTCTTCCATAGCTTTTTTATTGTCGGTAGCAGCCTTATATAATAGTTCTAATTTGATACGTTCTTCTATTGTATCACGAATAGCTCCTTTTTGAGCTATCCTTAATTTGTCTTGAACGGAAATTATTCCATCCAATGCCTTCTTTCCTCTAAACAAACTCGCAACCCAATCTGATATTTCATTTCTATAAGCCGTCAAAATTGTAATACCGACAACTACTGCTGTTTGCCAAGAAAATACAGCCCCCATTAATTGTTTCCAAACAGAAACCGTTTTTTGCCCTTCCATTCTTAGCCTTTGGACTTCATCAGACGTTCTTTTTATTTCATCTATCAACATGGGCAAGTTGTTAGATATAGCGATAATAAACATATTAAGTCCTAATGCCGCATTAGGAAGTTCACGGGCTATTTGTTGAACTTGCATCTGCAAACCATTCCAAGAGGACGCATAATTACCTACATTCCTTTGATAATTCCCAAATTGAGAGTCAATTTCTTTCAACTTATTATTCAAAGCATTGGCTTGCGCTATCAAATTCTTCCCGACACTACTTTCCCGGTCAGCTTCACTCAACGCCTTATACCTTTTCTGCAATTCAAGCATGGCGGCATTCATTTCATAATAGCTGCCGGAAGCTGAAATAATTGCCGTGGAATGATTTTTTATCAAAGCCGAATATTGCTGATTTTGCGCCATCAGTTCCGTATGCCTTTGTTTTAATAGCGAAGACTGCCTTATATATTCAGACAAAGTAATTTCCCCGTCTTTATAAGATTTTCCAAGAGCTTTAATATCTGCATCAATCTTTTTCATAGCCTCTTTATTGGCTATGGTATCAGCCGTTAACTTAGTAACTTCGCCATCATATGCCTGTACGGTGTCGATTATGGCGGCATAGTTCATATTTGCCGCCTGCAATTGAGTGGATGCCTGGCTTATTATATTACTTGCTGTTTGGGTACTTTTAGCCGCATTATCCTGCGCCGAAGACACCTGGTTGGATGCGGAAGATAATCCGGCAAGCATATCACTTGCATTCTTGATATTTTTAGCGAACTGTTCAAACAGAAGGTTTAACTTTTGCAAAGATGACATTGAATTTAGTTGCTGGGATACTTGACGTAGCACGGTAAGTTGTTTTGCCTGAATAGATGCCATATTTTCTTGCGTCTTATTCAATTTCTCCAACAGCGAGGTATAATTACGTGCTTTTTGGGAAAGTTCATCAAATGTTTTGGGATTAGTTTTTACTCCTTGCGCCAACTCCTTAGCAAGCTCCACATAAGACCCTTTTGTACTATCAAATTCAAGACGGAGTTCCTTTAATTGTTGTACGGCTTTTTTGTCGACTAAATCGGTAATTATAAATTCGTTTGCCATAAGTCCTAATATTGGGTGTCATGCAACATCACATGGTGATACAAAGATATTGAATTATTTATAATTTTCTAAATAAGAAAGGCAAAAATGAAAATCATAAAAGGGAAGAGAAAAAGAAAAAGCCAGACATTACATCTGGCTTTATTATTTGGAAATAATCTTAAGAATACAATTAGTATATCACTGCATTTCCACTGATTATATATACCGGTAAATTAGACCTACCCTTTTCTATTTTTTCAATACTAAACGAAATAATCCCATTTGCGCCCATCTCTTTGGCTTTATTAACTGCGGATGAAATCATTCTTTCATAAGTAGGGACATAATATTTTCCAATAGATATGCTTCTTTTTTCATGCACATAGTTTCTATCTTCTTTTTTTACTTTATTTCCTGAATGAAACTCCAAATATATTGGACCTACGGGAGTAAAATCCTTATTCCCAATTTCAGTAGGATTAATTACAAAGTTAGGGTCTTTGACATATTCTCTATAATCAAGGGAATATCCTATTTCATAATAAGTGCTCTTACATGATGTTACTGATAGCAAAATCAGAAACAAAAATAATAGTTTTTTCATAAGCCTTTAAATGTTATCAGATTTTTTTATGTTACATAAAAGATATTTGTTTTAAGTTTTGTTTGCAAAGTAATTCCTAATAAATCATTTTGACAATATTTTTAACGGAAATCTTTGTAATTTAGACTGATTATAAATAGTTTATCACTTCTTTTTCCCAAATAGTTCAGAGTGGCTTCCAAGCCTAAGGACTTCAATAACATCGCTCCCCTCATCAAACCATATAAGGAGAAAATCTCCTTCGATATGGCATTCCATGCAATCCTTGTACTCACCAATCAGGACATGAGCCTTATATTTCTCCGGAAGTTCTATTTCATTCTCCAACATACGAAACACTTCCAGTAACTTGCTCAATTTGGATGGGTTGTTCCGGTATCGCTTAAAATCTTTTTTATACTGTGTCGAATAGTGCAACTGCTTCATCTACTCACAAGATTTTATAAAGGCTTCCATACTACTGGTATCAATAACCCCGGCATATTTACCGGAACGCGCCTCGTTTATGGCTGCAACCGTCTCTTCATTAGGTTCTGAATACATTGCATCCATCAAGGTGCTTTCTACAAAATTATTCAAACTCCTGTTTGCTTTTTTGGCCTGTTCCTGCAAGATTTGCAATAAATCCTCACGCAAGCGGAACGAAGTTTGTTTTCTTACTACTGCTTCCATATTATTATTTGCATTACATTGTATTATATTGTACAGCAAATATAATACATTATATACCAAGAAGCAAACCTTTCTCTGATTTTCTTTGCACAAAAAAAGCCCCGAACCATAAGGAACGGGGCTGGAATGGTTATTTACTGTATTTATTCTTTAATTCTTCAATTTTAGATTGTGCATCTTTTAATGCAGTTGTCACGACTTCTGCATTTTTAACAAATACTGTGCTAGCAGAATATCTTTCAAGTTTCATAAACCAATTGGCTTTTCCTTTTGAAACATAATAGCCAATCTGAAATCCGTCTTCTGTTATGAATTTATTTTCTAAATAGTCAGGATTACTTTGAATGTCCGAATCAACTTCACTTACTAACCTATCAAGTGCTTTATTAATTTCAACTAAATCAGAATATTCTATCATTGCAATATGAGATACACTTCTTGATGTTTCAGGTTCTTCAATGCGGTAGAAATACGCATTATTTTGACTTCCTATAATTGTTCTAATTCCTGCTTCTAAAGAACCCATAAAACTTTTGGGAATATTAGACATTGTAACATCTACAAACTTTGTTATAGACCCTGTCTTAGAGGAAAATTCCTCAAATTTAGTTAATTTTTTAGATTCTTCATTGTTTTGCGAATAGCATACAAAGGGAATTATCAGCATTAAGATTATTAATACTTTTTTCATAATCATGTATAATTTTAATGTTAAACAATGTTATTTATATAATGGCAGCAAAATAACTGATAACTGTTTACAAATCCAAATAAATCCACATGTATCTTTACTTTGAAGGTAAAAAAGTTGTTTCCCCTTGCTTTTTTCAAAAATAGTTTGTATGTTTGTAACGTCAAAACATTCATAGGGGCGGCAAACTCCTATGGCTTCAATCATTGGAGTTGTTTTTTTGCCAATACATACCAAGTAGTATCATAAATTTAAGATATTGCACCTACCGAGTGGGGTAACGGAAACGTCCCCAAAATAATCCTATGGATGTTTTGACAGCTCGTAGTAGGTGCATTTTTTGTTATGTCAAAACATCCTATTCAAGTCCTAAGCGAAACAGAGCTGCTGGGGCACAAATTCACGGTTTACGGAACTGCCGAAAATCCGTTGTTTCTTGCTAAAGAAGTGGCAGAGTGCATTGATTATGCGAAAACATCGCAAGGTTATTATGATGTATCAAGAATGGTAGGCACTGTAGATGAGGAAGAAAAACATCTACGAACAATCTTCGTAGATGGTAGAAATTACGAAATGTGGTTCTTAACCGAAGATGGTTTGTATGAGGTCTTATTCCAATCCCGCAAACCAATCGCCAAAGAATTTAAGAAAGGCGTAAAGGAGATTCTAAAGACAATCCGCAAGACTGGCGGCTACATTGCCACCAAGCAGGACGACACTCCCGAAGAAATCATGGCACGTGCTCTAACCATCGCACAAGCCACCCTTGCCAAGAGAGAGGAACGGTTAAAGCAGCTTGAAGCCCAAACGGAGCAACAGCAAGCCACCATTAAACTGCAAGACAAGGAAATCAAGGAGGCTGCTCCGAAAGTCAGCTACTACGACAACCATCTGTTGAGCGTCAATGCCATGACAACCACTCAAATCTCAAAAGAGATAGGGATGTCGGCAGAAAAACTGAACAACAAACTGAAAGAACTTGGAATACAGTTCAAACAGTCGGGGCAGTGGCTCTTAAAATCACCATACGACAAATGGGGTATGCATGAAACGAGAACCAATATTTTCACAAGTGAAAGAGGTAATACCCATACCAACACATATACTGTATGGACGCAGAAAGGTAGACGCTTCATTATTGCTCTATATGAAAATGATTGGGACGTGAAGAAAGCCATTAAGCAGATAAAAGGAGAATTAGAACCCGCTGCGTAATCTAAAGTTTATAAACCAACTACTTGTGTTATCCGCATTTATGCGGACGGATACAACTATACCCAAAAATATATTGCCACATAACCAAGCATAGATGCACGTTGAGGTTTCGACCAACGTAAACGTTGTGATACCCCGCCAGCAATACGGCTGGCGGGCAGATGGCAGGAATAACGACTAAAACAAATATTCATCTATTATGGAAATCAGCACAGCAATGATGCAACACATCCTCCGATTGACGGAAGGATATACGGATTTATTGAACGAACTTAAGGAAGTCAAGGCGGAACTTGCAGAACTCAAAGGAGAAAAGCCCAAGAAGCCGACAATTCATGAAACCAAATACCCACACATGAGTATAATAACCAGGAAATGATTGTATAAGGCGGGATAACTCCCGCCTTTGTTCTGTTTTTAATATTTTTCAATTTAAAGGCAGAAAAATTACGGGGGTTATACAAAAAACAGTGTTCTTTTTTTAATATCAGAACCAAACATATTCAATCAGTTTCCCGTTGAACATTTCGCCTCTCGGGCAAAAATTGAAAACCCCGTCTTTCTCATAAAGGATATATACTTTCCCCTCCATCTTTGCGGCTTTTCTTGCAAGCGAACGCATCTTAGCTATATCTGCCATTCTCTTTTTGTTTTCACACGCACATCCCATTATAAACCGAATTTTCTAAAATAATCCGCAATGCCTTGCTTTATATGCCTTTCCATGAATGCCTTTCTCGCATAAGAACCGACCTTGTAAATCGCCTGTCCGTATTTCTTTTCTATATCACCGCTAAAGCTTATCCCCACACTTTCAATCCTTAGCCCCTTATCTATCGGTACGGCTGTAATAGAATCGTGAAATTCACCCGTAATTATCAGGTTTGGCGTCCCTTTTGAACTTACAGGAGCGTTTATCAGCGAAGAATACATAAGCGGGGCTACCCTTTGCTTGAAAGCAGCATAGCCTTTGGCGTTCTTATACCAATACCCCGCTTCTTTGGTATTGAAATACGGGTCATTAAAGTAAGTAGGGCGTAACGGTTTGTCATTTCCGTTAATACCTGACCATAGTTGTTCTACAATATATTGGGAAACTTCTTCTCTGTTTTTTACCATAATATCCCGTATCATCGGTTCAAATCCGGTAGCAAACCGTCTGAAATTTTCTTCTGCTTCAATAATGTTAGCCATAGTCAAGACAATTTAGGGGCGAATGAACGCCCCTAATTAAACGATACCACCATCATAATATACAATCATCTTTTTTCTGTCTTGCCGCACCGGAAGATGCTATATCATCGTAGATGGACGAAAGGGTTTTCTCCCTTTCTTCGGGCGGTCGGTCAAGAAAAAACACATTCTTATGTGTGTTTATGAAGTCCCTCTTCTTCATATTTCTCACCCTCTCTTCATTGAATGTTACACCTTCTACTATCATGTCCAAGCCTCAATACCCGTAATTCCGGCTTCTTGCAATACAGAGGGAGATGCAAGGGTAACGGGGTCCTCGCCAACGGTAGTAATGACTCCGTTAGCATAAGAAGCACTTGTCGCCCCGTCCAACGCTTTTTCTGCATTCTTTGCCAGTAATTCACCGTAATACTCCGTAATATCCAAATTTCCGAAGTGCTCAATCAATTTATACTTGTTTGATTCCGTTGATACCAAATCAACATAAACCAACCCTTTCAATGCATCAACGACATCAAAATCATAGGCTCTCACATCCGCGTTCTTGATATATTTCTCGTAATCCTTGAACATGGTTGCGATAGTCAAGTTGGCTTCTGTGCCAGAAGAATCCCAGTCCTGACCGCCCGGATAAACGCCGGACAGTGGAATGCCCGCCAAATCTTTCGTACCGTCATTCATTCCGTAAATGACGTTGTTCTCATCTACAAAATAAGCATCAAATGCCACATTCTTTGCCACCATGATGTTTGCTTTCAAGCTGGCGTCGTAGTCCTGCAAAGTCCATACATCATTTTTAGCTGAATAGCTTGTGATTTTAGTAGGGCCGTATCCCGTAGCAGAAGTTTGAGCCTCTCCACCGGAAGGTGCATATTCCACAATCGTTTTGATAGGGAATATTCTTCCCGGACGGTCTGCATGGCAAGCCTTTTCAAAGGCTTCCGCTGTTTTCTCTGTAGGTATCTTATGACCGTGAATAGTCAGTATGATAGCTTTTATTTTACCGGGGTCAAGCACACACACGGAACTACCTGTATTAAAAGTTGCAACGCCCGGACACTTTCTATAATCTGTTGCCATAACATTTTACTTCTTTAATGGTTAAATTTACATTTTTCATCTCGATAGCATCAATAAAATCACTGAATGGCTTCCCGTCTTCTCCTATAACTCCAACCCTGCCATATCTGTAGTTTTCAATGTAGGAATGTGGAACCACATCATTGTAACTACGGACAATGTTTATGTCTTTCTTGATTTCATCCAAGAAAAGATTGTATATAGGTCGCAATACCTGCTCAAAGGAAGTTTTTTGCCGGTCTTCATTCGAATACCCTTTCAAAGTGTTTACCATAATAATAAACTCCAGGCTAACCTCTGTCTCGGCAGAACTTCTATCTTCCGTGAACGGAGAATAAAGACATATTATAGGAAACTTCAATTTACTTGTCTTGGGGCTTTTACCCCATAAAGTTAATTGATTGCTTATGTAGGCCCAGTCTCCGAATAAAAACGACACATTGCTTCCGTATCTTTTCGATACCTTTTTTACAATGTCCGCAAATATATCATTTACCGGCTTCATATTCCCATACAGTTTATTTTACGCAACATACATGGATTGAAACATACACCAGCATATTCCTTTCCTTGCAAAAGTTTATAAACACGCTTGTTCATATTTACCATATCATTCCATGCCCTAATTTGCAAAACTTGTGGAGAAACAGCATCTCCATCGGCAGAAGTTACTGTTCCCACATTTGTTACGCTGTAATTACCGTCCGCTATATACTTGAAAAATATATAGCAAGCAATAGGGCTGTATTTTTCTGATAAAATAGCAAGCAGCCTATCCCATTTATCATCAACGCTATCTTCTTTTGAATCTTCTTTTGAGTTAAGATAATCGGTAAAAGCCTTACACATATCCTCACCAAGTATACGAATCAAATATTCCTGTTCATATACGGAAATATATGATTCTATTTTGCCCAACTCCGCATCTCTTGTTATAGAGGGAGCGCCAGTGTCAGGATTTATCCCGACACTCAGCAACCCGGTGAAAGATTCGTAGTCAATTATCATACCGTATCTTTTTCCGCAGATTTACGTTTAGTGAACAACTCCTCGCAACCCAACGCTCTGGCATCATTAATCAGTTCGTTTGTCGCTTCAATTTTACCCTCGGCATAAAACTTGCTCGCAAGAGCCATTCCGACTGAAACTTCATCGCCTGTTTTATACTTCACACCATCCTTGACAAATGTTACGTTATAACGCTTAGTCAGGTTTATTCTATATTCTTTTCCCATAATTATTCTCCTTATGCTTCTTGAGTGATACCTTCTATTACAGTAGAGAATGTGTCCTTTACAAATGCGGTCTTATATTGCGACTTGATATAACACATCAGCCTCTTCTCTGCGATTACAGTCACGATATTCTGGCGGAAATCGTCATTCTCCCATCCTAAGGTAATAGACAATACCCACAAGTCACGAATATTCAAGTATGAGAAATCACCCATGATGAAATCTCCTTGTTTTACTGCTGTGGTCGTTTCTACACGCAATCCCTGAATCAATTCATCTCCATATCGGAATGGGCGGAGATATTGACCGTTAGCATCCTTAGCCAACTGCATGGACGCGTAATCCAATGGGTTCATCAGTACAAGGTTCGGACGATAAGCCATTTCGCTGGTGGATACAATTTGCGAATATGCAGCCACAAGAGCATCAAACATATTTGGCTTCTCAACATAGAAAGTAGAGAGAGAGAATGCCGGCATATCCGATGCAACGCCTTTTATTTCTCCACTAGAGCCATTGCCTGACAAAATTCCCTGCTCTTCTTTGATTCCAAGTTTATTTACCATTTCCGTTTCAACTTCATTGACGAAGCTGGGAAAATCCGACAGCGTTTCCTCTGTAAATTTAGCAGCAATAGCCACTTTGGCAGCGGTTATTGTTTTTTCTGTCAATGTCGCATCCATCAAAGGCTTTAGCCCACCTTCAGGAACCCATGCAGCATCTCCGTCCTTGCTTGTATATTCCGCATAAACCAAAGCCCTATTATTTGTGCTTGATACATTTGCATATTTTCTAATGACGGTTTGCACTCTCGGATTAACTGATAAATTTGGGTCAACCTCAAGTCCGTAATGCGGAGCAAGGGCCCCGGAAGTAATAGTTGCAGCGTCTTTCTTTTCCAGCACAAGATTTAATCCCAACTTATTGCCGGGAGCCGACTGACAAGCCGATTTCAAATCAAGAGACATAACGCCCTTCTTGTCCGCGGCAATATACTCCTTGAGCTGTTCGTGTAGCTGCTCATAAACAGATTTAATCTTTACCTCCCCGTTTTTACCTACTTCGGTAGAAGCCTTTACACGTAAAATGGCATTCTCCAATTCATTAACCTTCTCCTCAAAAGTCTTTTTGTCAATGCCGGCAAAATCCTTTTCCTTGATGTCATTTATGGAATCAGCGGCATCCTTTATGGATTTACGCAAATCTTCCAATTTCACTTCATCCGCAAGATAGCCTTTCACTAGTTTTTCAAAGGCTTCTCCCATTTTTTCGTCCAAAGATTCAAAAAACTTCTTGTTTTCTTCGGACAAGCCGGATGTGTCCATAAGTTCTAAAAATCCTAATTTCATACCGATTTTAGTTTTAATAAATTACATAATGATTTTTCTTCCGTTTTGCCATTACTGCCGGCTTCCATCCCTTTGGGTGGAGCAGGTATAACACCGTCCGGCCTAAAAGATGCAAGTGACATTGCTTTGGCTATAATTTTTAGCAAACGCTGTTGCTTGGTTGTACTCATATTTTTACATAACAAGGAAATTTCACCGCTTAAATCCTTATAAGCGTTTTCGTAGTCTTCAATTGACTTCAATCCCAAATACTCGGTTTCTCCATTACAGCCAATTGATACCACCGATATTTCATACAGCTTAACCTCTCTAACAATCAGGGCTTCTTTTTCGTAATCCCATTCGCAATTCTCCCATACATACTCATAACCAATAGAGAATTGATTAAGCGTGCCTGACTCAAGTTGTTTTATGGCCCTATCTCCAAGTTCAATCTCATCAATGCGCGCCTCAAAATAAAGCCCTCTATCATCTTCTTTCAATTCTGTAATAAATCCCAAAGGCTCTGACATGTCGTGCATCCAAAGGAGTATAATTTTGTCATTTGCCTGGCTTTGCGGCCCTCTTTCATTGATACTTTTTGAAAAGCAACCTTTCAATAGAATATCATGAGCCTTATCCATGTTTCCGAATACAGCAGCGTATCCGCTGATAGTCCGGCTTTCGGGGCTATATTGGACATCCTTCGAGTTTATGGAGAACAATTTATACTGCATCCCCATCTTATCTTTGTATTTATTTGTCATTGTTTCCATTTTCCTTACTGTTATTGACGTTATTTTCAACAGATGCACTGCTTGCTGCATTGCTATCAAAATCTCCTTTTGGATTATCCGGGTCAATATCTATGTATCTTGCAACTTCTATACGTGCCTCATCATGTGTTATCAAAGACTTATCTATCAATCTCTGTAAGGCATCAGCAACTTTAACCAATGTATTGGCTTCTGTCTCCTTATTGGTTTGAAGGCATTCAACATCTGTAAAATCAATCTTAATAAAAACACCTTCCGGACATATGGCTTTTGAAAGACATTCTGCTATCTTTCGGCTATCTGGAATGATTACGTCCTGATAAGCCTTTTTCCCAGCACTTTCAAGGTTGTCGTATTTGGCATCCGTAAAAAGATTGGCATTTATGCCCATTGCATTGGCAATCTTATCTGTACACCTCTTATCCTCTTCATGAAGTTTTAATTCATCAGCATTAAAATCAAGAGGAAGCCATCCTAATTTGTAACGTGTCACCAAAATGGGATATTCCTTGTTTACTAAGCCATAATCACGTTTAAATCTGTCCTTTATATCCTTTTCATCTTCCGAGGAAAGGGCAACATTTCCCATCTGGTCAGTATAATCATTATAGAGCACGCCTTTAGGACCACCATTTACAAGCAATGTATGGCTTGCAGACATAGAAGCTACCCAGTTTGATATAGGCTGGGAAAGGCTATCTGAAACGGACTCAAATTTGACATCAGCAGTCGCACCGCTATTTATTACTATATTGCTGTCATATATTACAAGATATTCATAGTCCTCCAACTCTAATCGAGTTCCGTTACAGTCTATATATACACTTGATATAATATTTTTCAGTTCGTATTGGCGAAACACCTTACCGGTTCCTTCCATATGGAAAATCTCAGGTGGAATTATCCACATTGCCTTAGGAGTGCTTGTTTTTGTCGCTCTAACAAGAACAATTGGACAATAGCCGAATACCTTAAGACATATTTCAATTTGCTTTACAAATGAAGAGAATGTTTGCAGCGGATTGGGAGCGTTGAGTATATTACGTATATCGGCAAATGTCCTTTTTTCATTTCCATCCTTATCTACCACATAAGGAATACCACGGGACATCATAGAACCGATTTTATCAACTACAGTGAAGAAAGGCGTACAGGAAACAAGCGCTCCGGCTTTATCCAAATTGTCAGTCATGTCATAATATACTTTCCATTTGGAACGCCTTCCAAACAAATCGGACAAAAACCAGTAGTTTCCTGCTGCATCTCTTTCTACCCGATTTACATTATCATACATCGGAATAGACTTTTTATTCTCTGGCTTCCAAAATTTAGTAAATATGCCCATATACAAAGCAGGAGTGACAGCAAATAAATGCGGCCACTCCCATATATTTAGTGTTTTAGTCCATTAATACGGTTGCGTGCAACTTCACACGCTTGTAGTGACCCTACGTGTGCAAATATATATATTATTTAGACTAATTCCAAATAACAAACAGCATTTTTATGATTATTTTTTTGATTTTCTTTTTACTCTATCTGCTATACAACACAATACATACATTGCTTCATAGACATCTTTGCCGTCATAGTCCATTAGATTACGCATAAATAAGGACATTTTATTATCTCTCTTGAATTTAAAATCTCGAATTAGCCCCTTAAATGCTTCAATATAAGAAAGTTTCCCTGTATTTTCTTGCCTTGCCCACACATCACCTATTTCAGCCCTATAATCGCGTATATAATGAAGCATCGCCTGCGAAGTCTCAATGTTTACATCGGCACCAGCGACCAGCGCGGCGATTTCTTTGATGGGAATCAATTCTCCTATATACGCATCGTCCACATATATTGTATCATGTACAACATACGCTTTCGCATACAGAAAACGCCCATTAAGCAGTGGATGTATTTCTACAATTGGAATGCCGGAAAATGCGACTGTCGCAGCCTCATAGCTGTCATATTCAAAATCTCCGCGTTTTTCTACGGTTCCGGTAAGAGCATCTGCCCCATCATCATGTGCGTTTTTTCCGAACTTCCTAAAAGATTTTATCTCTGCATGAAATTCAGGAAAGAGTACTTCCCAACCTTCCGGCATATATGTAAGATTCATAACCTCAGCGGAGCGGGTAAATATTCGAACTTCCTTATTCCCCGACTGATGAAACCATTTTATTTCTGTTTCATTATTGCCCATTATCCGTGATTGTCGCTCTACGTTTCGGGCAAAACCACGTCCACCGTTATTGCTTTCAATGTTAGCTATGGTTACTCTATCTTTGGCAAGCAAAGCTGCAACTTGCGGTTCCGTAACCTCCATAGGAGCGTCCGTATATAGTATGCTTAAAATAAAGTTGCCTATTTCTGTATCCACATAATCTATGGAACATAATCTGTCACTGCCCGTATCTGCGGTATCGGTATAATTTTTCCGAATGGCACGGTTGGTATATGGTATTTCCCTATAAGTCTTGAATGTACCGTACATGAGACCTTCTATAGGTGTAGGGTTCTGCATATATTGTGTTTCAAAGACGAATGGATTTATTCTATTGAGATTATGCAATTCATCCAATGTGTGTTTAAATTCCCACAAAGGAAATTCTTTCCCGTCCGCTTCTTTTTCTATGACCGGCAATGAAAGAACAGTCCATTGCCCTGGCTCTGTTTTCATAAGATAGCCGCACAAATCATTCTCATGCAGGCGCTGCATGATTATTACAATCGGGGTGTTTCGGCTGTTCACTCGGTTACGGATAGTAGTTTCAAAGCGTTGGTTAACCTTTTCCCTTTTCACGTCAGACAAAGCGTCCTCCGGCTTAATAGGGTCGTCTATGACAATGGCGCCGGAAAACCTTGCCCCCTTTAATATGCTATCTATTTCTTTTTCTGTTTCTTTATCATCTATATCGTCCACCTCTCCAGCGCCAAATCCCGTTATCTGTCCACCTGTTGATACCGCATATACACCACCGCCAGCAGTGGTACTCCACTTCTTTTTGCTGTCTGTGCCTCTCTTTATCTGGACATACGGGAACAGCTGTTGATACTCTTCTGATTTAACTATGTCTCTAATCTCTTCTGAATTATCGTGAGCCAAATCGTCAGAATATGAGAGATGGACAAACTTTGAGGAAGGGTTGAGTGCCAATCCGTATGATATAAAGTTCTTTACGGCTAATTCGGTCTTTCCATATCGTGGTGCAATATTGATTATCAGTTTTTGAATTTTTCCGGAAATAACATCATCCAACGCATTACATATGCGTTCATGGTGTCTGCTCACCACAAATTTGCGCCCTGTTTTACTTTTAAAGAAAAATTTTGTGTAATTGAGAACGCCCGACATACAAAATGCTTGTAGATACCGCACACCGTCCATCATAGCCTTTCTATCAGTTTCTTTGCTTCCTCGACACTTATGGGTTTGCTGGTATTCATCTCTATTTCGGTAGGCTCATCAAACCCAAGCATTTTACATATACGCTCAATAGCCTTTATCTTATCATAAAGTTCTATCTTCACATATTCAACATCTACAATTTCCGGAGCATCACTTGTTCCGATATTTTTTTTCAATATCTTGGTAGATATACTTTTTATTGCTGATTTCTCTTTGTCAGAGAGCTCATCAAATTCTTTACGCTCTATCCATGTGTTGTGCATGCTGGCAATGGATGAGAAAGCTATACCGGACAATTCTTGTAGAATGCGTTCTTTAGTTATATCCGATTTGTTTTTTTGTTCCTCCTGCAACTCTTTAACCCTTTGGGCTACATTTGGGTTAGACAACAATTTGCAAGATTCTTCCCACACTTGTTTGTCTCTCATCTTCTCGCACGAATAGGCACGACGATAAGCATCGGAAGCATTGCCGCTTTCGATGTAGTAGTTGCAAAAATTCTCTTGTTTGATTGTAAGTTTTTTCATGTCTTTTCGTCAGTATGGGAAGCATGCCACTTGACATGCTTTCGCAAAGATATGTAATTATTTGGAATATCATACCTATCTATCCGAAATAACTGGTATAATTATCGAAAATATTTATCTCCCCACTTCCTTATTACTTCTTAAAAACATTTACATAATCGATAACTTTCCGATTAGCTTTATCTACTTTTCGCATGTCAAAATGGATATAGATGTCAGTCGTTGTGCTGTTCGCCCAACTATGCCCAAGCGCGTGGGCGATTACCTCTTTGGGGACATCGAGTTCTGCCGCTACCGTGGCCCATGTGTGGCGCGCCCAATATGAGGACAAATCAGGAAATAAAGGATTTCTACTCTTTTTCCCTCCCAATCCCTTCCTTTCTGTCTCTCCAATCTGTTTTAACCCTATTCCCATACGATGCAGGAAATCCTTGTAATTTCCGTATTCATCCATTATATTAAGAAGATAATCCTTCCCTTTGTATTTCTCAATTATAGCCTGCGCTTCCGGTTCTACTTTAATACTGTATAATTTCCCCGTCTTAGCTCTTTTATATTCAAAACGACCATTTACCAATGCAGAATGTTTTGCGTTAAACAAATCGGCTGCATTTACTCCTATGAGATAGAACATGAGCATGAACATATCCCTATATCTAATCTGGTATTCCTCACATGGATAATCTCTCAATAACCTAAGTTGTTCTGCTGTAAGACTACGTTTCCGGGTTTCCTCTTTCTTTATTGAAAACCTTCTGAATGGATACAATGTTGTGTACTCCTCATCAATGGCGTAGTTGAATACACTACGTATGTTCCGTAAATGAATAGCATAGGCATTAACCTTCATCGTCTTTGCCATCCACGCTTCAAAGTTTTCCAGCCATGACTTATCCATGCTCTCAAAAGTACAATGACTATCGTATTCCTCAATCTTGTTTCTTGTGGTTGTATATATAGACTTAGTTCCCTGATTGGTTTTCTTGGAAACGAATTCATCAAGATAATAGAGAAACGTCTTTTGGTTTTCAACCTTGCTACTTATAGCGTCCTCTATCAACTTCTTCAAAGCTTTGTCTGTAGTTGATTTCAACTTTTCTTGTTGCTCTAAAGTAAATATTACTGTTTCCGCCTTGTTTATTATTCCACGGGCAACTATATTCCTCGGCTTGTAATTTTGTGCACGCACAGAATATTCATTCCCATTCCATTCTTTTTCCGATGCACTTAGCTGCGTAGCTATCATTATTTGTTTGTTGTGGAATACATTCAACTTTATCGGATAAGTGCCATCTTTTTTTTGCCTTCTTTTATCAAGGTAGAATTTAACCGTTGCCATATATCTATGTTTTTAGTTTATGCAAATCTGAAAATTTGCATAGAATTTGCATACAAAGATAAGATTAAAGGGGTTTAAAAGGGTCTAAAAGCGGAATGTTATTCAGCATACATAAAAAAATAAGCAGCTACTTTATTTGTAACTGCTTGATTTTCAAGAGAGCGGCAAGCGAGGCTCGAACTCGTGACCCTCAGCTTGGGAAGCTCTTTTTTAGTGCATCTATAATATTATATATCAAATATTTATTTTACATACAAAAACAATTTGCATACAATTTGCATACATTCTATTTTTAACCCTATTCAACAATGCTAATTCTACCCTTCAAATCCTCTGCTAAAAAACATTTCTTTAATACATTCCGCCTTCTCTTGAACATCTTGGCAGCTCTTCCTATTTACAAGAATGTAGGAGCTTACATTCTTATATTCAATGTGTTCAAACATTTTCCTTCCGAATAAGTTCAAAGCTATATTTTTATATATTCTGAATCTTTGATTGTTTGCTCTCCCTTCCACTTTATCACTTTCCATATCCATACTTTCTGCTCCATTTACAGCAAAAGAAGCATTAGGATATTTTTTGATTATCATAGGAATTACTGAAGCACAGGTAATAAATATTCCCATTGCTCCCTTGTAGCCGTGAGCTTTAATAATCCTATTATATTTATTATCTAATTTCCTATCTCTTGCAGCATAGAATTTTATTGCAAAAACATCATCATAAGATTCTGCTCGGATTATATATTTTAATCTCTGATACTCTTCCGTCTTGTCCGTATAAAATTTATATATTAACGAGAAATCAAAAGCGTCCCCCTCTTTAGGAGACGCTTTCTGTATATATTTTAATTCAAACGGCTGTACCCTATCGAACATTTACATAATCATTTTTGCAGTGGTTGAAATAAAACAGCACGTTTCACTAACAATTCTTCCTCTACCAACTACTCCGCGTAAAGGAACATGCTTAACTTCACTCCTTAAAGTCCATCCTAACCTATCGCCTTTAGTTTTTACCTGACGATTTTTTGTAATAACATTAACTTTCTTGTTTTCTATAACACTTCCCATATCCTTTTGATACTATGATACTATAATATAAGAAAGAACGAACGAACAACATATCTTAAACACAACACCATTAACAACGCTATAAACATTGTTAATAACATCACAATTACAGCACTATTTTTGTATTATACTTCGTAATACAATATTTCGCTACAAAATAAGACATAAATAAGGATGTAACCAAAATGTGAGACAGATTTATTTATAATTTAGACTAATTATAAATAACAACATTTACGTTATGATACCCCGCCAGTAATACGGCGGGCGGGGTAAATAAACTATTTGTTTATTCTATTTTACATAAACCAAATGATGAAGCACATTTCCGCTTTTTGTATCAACTTCCGCCAACCTGACTGCCTAAAATCTTCATATTATAAATTTTCTTTTCCTTTACCTTTCCGCCTTTCAGTATTGTGACTTCCTGCCTCAGTTGTGCAACTTCTTTAAGTAATTTCTCATACGCTTCTGCAAGACGGAGCATGTGCTTCATCATTAGATTTACATTTTCATTCATTATATTTCAAATTAATAATTTGTGTCTTGTCGAAATAAAATATCAACAAATTTTATATTGAAAAAGTTTTATTTCAAAACATGTTTGTAAACATATATATTAAACAGCCTTTCTTCTCACACTGAATAGGTCTTGTATTTCTTCCACAGATTTGTTCAGAGCGTTAAATCGCCTTTGTAAATCCTCAAATTGCGCTTCATACATGACTACTGTCGTTTCATACATTCGCTTCCAGTATTCAGCAGTTTCCGGAGATGGCAAATCTTCCACATCTTTTTCAGACAAAGACGAATGTGAAGTTTCATTGTCAAGGAACATTGGACCTTTGCCGGTGAGGATGTAGTTGGCGTTGACTTTATACATTTGACAAAACTCTTGCAACGTGTTCATAGACACACCGCATATTCCACGTCTTATTTTAGACATGGTGGCCTTTGATAAATTTTCTAAAGTGTTCCACACCTTATAATCGGTAAGTTCCAACTTTTCTATCGTCTCTAAAAAACGATAAGTATAATCATTAAACGCTTCATTATTAATATCATGTTCGGCATTATTTTTTTCATTGCCCAAATAGATATATTTCATATTTGCATCTGGAAAACATTCTGCAAACTTAGATAAGAACTTCTTGCTTGGCTCTTGTATCCCCCTTTTTATTTTAGTGAACATAGCCTCTTTAACCCCAGTGCTCTTCGCTATATTATAGAAAGATACTCCCATCCTTTCGACTTCTTCTAGAAATCTTTTTGTTAAATCACTAAGATTTGCTTCGTTTTTATTTTTACTTTCCATTTTAGATAGTATCTTTGCATCCGTTGCTAAAGTAGAGCGGCAACAGACACATGATTATACGATCGCCCTAGCGTGGGCTTTTCTATATGGAAATCCGTTGCCGCTCTACTTTAGCAACGGATTTTTTTTATTTCAATTATATGAAGCAAACGTTATATTTAAACATCGGACTTGCAGAGCAGGCGGTCAATGATAAACGGTTCATTGAAGCGCTTGCTTTTTCTGTTCTCGTCAAACTGACGTTTGTTTCATCAAGAATACAATCGGCTACTGTTAGCAAGTGCAAGGATTTATTCGGCATTGGGTCAACAAGGATGTGCCGTATAATCAATAGCGGCATCGAATACGGATTACTGAAACGAGACAGTAAAGACCTTGTATCCACATCACTTAAAAGGGAAAAATCATACCATATAAGGTTAGACTTTGAATGCAAGACATACAGTCGGACAAAAGCTTTGATGAACAATAAACCGAAATCAGAGCAGGAGCCGGTTATATGCCAATACTCATTAAAAGATATTATAGACATTATCAGGAAGTCTGTATTGCTGAACCATATAAGCAAGCAATCGGACTGCGAAGATACCATTAACATAGCAAAGGGTAATACTAAGTCTGTGAACCAGCTTCGGAAAGCCCGCAAAAAATGTAAGCGTATGCTACGTACAGATAATGCCTTTACCGGATTGAGCAGAAAGCGTATCATGGATATAACCAAGGCATGCAAAAATAAAGCCAAACACCTTATTGACGATTTGTGTAAAAGCGGACTTGTAAACAGAGTCGAACAGTCCGTTCGTGTATTCTTAAACTATTCAGACTTTTCTCCAAAGTTGGCAAACAGCTTTTTCAGAGAAACAGGGCTGAATGGTTACTTATACAGGAGTGGCAGTGAGATTCGTTTGCACTGCTCAAACAAGTATGTTTATTCTTGCGATTTGATAACGTTTAAACTTTAATTTTTATGCCATATTCCCCAAAAAGACCACTAAAAACATAGCGTAGCGTATGCACACGTGACGCGATACGCATGATGCACATGATTATATAATTATAATTTAATATACACACTAAGACAATGAGTAAATATATAGCTTATACAGACGGTGGATGTCAGAACACTTCGGTTTATGGCGAAGGTGGTTCTGCATACCTAATAATCCATAACGGAGAAGTGATAAAAACCGCTTCTAAGGGATTTCTTAATACGACTAACAATCGTATGGAGATGCTTGCTATCCTAAGTGCCGTATTTTCCGTTCTGGATGGTTCTGATTTGGTCGTTTTTTCGGACAGCCAATATGCTATCAATGTTTTTTCAGGAGCATGGAAGGCTACTAAAAACAGAGACCTAATCATAAAATACACAGAACGAATCAAAAGCCTTAGCTCCGTGTCCTTCCGTTGGGTCAAAGGTCACAACGGAGACAGATACAACGAAATGGTTGATTCCATGTGTACTAACTCCATCAAAGAGATAGTCAGTATGCACAGCTTACCAAAAGACCGTTTCAAGAAAAAGAAAATACAGCTATCCATCGAATTTGAATAATAACCGATTGTACAATAAATCAAAGAACGAATTATGAATTACAAAGACTTTAAAGACCCCTTAAATATTGAGGTGGCAAAGAGAATAAGACATGCAGCGGAAAAGCATTATCTGCAATGGTCAGCAAGTTTTCCAAATGGTTTAGGAGACAGTCTCAAGTTTCTTAAATCCCTTTCCTCTCAAATCGCACAAGGAGAAATAACCTTTTCGGAAGAATATAAAGATACTCCATCTGCTTTAAAGGCTAATATGTCAATGTACGCATCTGAACTAATGAGAATTGCCTCACTTTTTGAGTTTCTCCTTATTGAGACGGGAGAGAATGACGAATAATATCCAATATCTTCCCTATGTTAGAAGTTAAATCGGATATATTGTTTATCCCACTTATCACACTATTTATCTTGCTGATTGTAGTTTGGGACAGTTCTTTTTGAACTTTTTCAAGCTGCAATTGCAAGTTTTGAAGCCCAGTCATATAAGCATCCCTTTCTATGCAATATCCACCTCTTTCTTTTTTAGATTGTATTCCATCGAGAAGTCTAAATTTAAATCCATAATTACCACTTTTACTTCCATACCTTTCTATTAATTCGTCTTTAATAAATCCTCTTATTATAGCCTCATATTGTCCGCTACTGATATTAACCGAGTTCTTAATCATCTTATAATCAAGATATACAATTCCGTCTTCTCTGACGTTTTTAAGCATCAAATCAATCACAGCATCCTTATCTTCTGATGTAATGAACATAGGATACTCCTCCTTTTTTGGTATTGTTCTAAATTCAATCATATCTATTTAATAATCAACCAACTACGAAAAACGTGTTTTATAACATATAAAATACTAACTAAAAAAGAAAGTATTTCTTTGTGCTTTCTAAAATAGATAGTATCTTTGCACTGTTGTTAATCAACAACGTTATTTTTTAAAGTAAATACAAAGATAAGAAAATAAATAAAGAAAGCAAATATGAAGTACGATTTATCAGACATAATGAAAAAGGCTCACAACTTCTACAAGACCGGAAAATATACCTGGTCTGAAAGTTTGAAGAAGTCTTGGAAGATGGCAAAGTTTGCTGTTCGTACAAGAGAGGATATAGCCAATATGGTAGACTATAAGGCTGCTGATGATAAAGCGTTCGCTGATAGACTGAGAAAAGAAAACGAAGGTTACAAGCCGGCAAAAAGAAGCGCCTATGATAATTTCAACGCTCCGGCTTCCGTCTATTACACTTCTAACAACAGAGGTCGTTTTGGCTCTTGCTTCGTGGGTGATTAATACAATTGACATATAAATATGAATGACATCAAGACAATAGCAGTAAAGAAAATATCTCCATCCGACACATTAAAAAGTATAAAAGTCGGTGATACAGTGATTATAAAGGACAAGCATATAAAATCTAATGTAGCTCGCTCTACCATGTCAAGATTGGCTAAAAAGGGCTATGGTTTTTATTCAACAAGCTGTCCTGAAGGTTTAATAGTAAAAAGACTTAAATAATTTCCTTATGAATATCAACAGAATATCCAAACAGATAGCCGTGTTTGCAATAGGATTTACAGGATTCTTATTCCTTCTCGGAGTTGTCGGCAAATCAGATTATAATCAGGAAGTCATATACAACATGACGGAAACGGCTTACAATGTTATTGTAGATTCTCTCGGCGAAGGTTGTAGCGATACTCAAATCGTAAAGACTTATTTAAATAACAAAGAATATTACGACAGTTTAAGTTGGTAGGTTATGGGAAGAACGAAATCTGTAGGAAAGGTAGAGCCGGTCAACAAACTATGGCTTTCCGCTAAGGAAGCAATGGCATACTTAGGATGCAGTGATAAACTGTTGGAAAAACTAAGGAACAATGCCGAAATATCATTTTCCCAATATAACAAACGTACCATTTGGTACGACTTGAAAAGCATTGAAAGGTTCATAGAAAGAAACCGCGTTGTGTGAACAACGCTCCTTCCTCTTAGCTCAGCCAGGCAGAGCATCGCTATGGTTACTTGTTCGAAGGTTTAGTATCCGGTAATTTCCGGTTAGCGAAGGTCGCACGTTCGAGTCGTGCAGAGGGAGCATTATAGGCGAAACCGATGAGCCAAACATTCGGGATGGGAGACTTAACCCTCAAAAATGAAGTCGTGTTCAGGGCACGTAAAATTAGCCTGCGCTGATAAGCAGTATATCTATATATACACATAGCTGAGGCGATGTATAGCGTGCAAGCAACCGATTGCGAAGACTGTTCATTGAGAGGTGAATACGAGCATAAGGCAGCAGCGTGATTAAGTTAATGAACATACTACAATAGTAGTCTATGTATCAGCGCGGAAAATCGTCCGTTGACCGTTAAAGTATGATGTTTGGGCGTCATTATCGCTGGTACTATTATATACTCCCTTCCCGTCAAATTCGGGCACGCTGAAAGCTAAACACGTATTGTTGCGTTGAAGGGAGCAATGCTTAATGAATAATGATATGAGAAAGGTAAAAACATTTACGGATTTGGTATTTAATCCACATGCTCTTAGCAAGGAGGCACGTTATCTTCCTTCTCCGCTTCGTGAGGAATACATGGAGGCAAAACACGCTGTAATGCGGTTTGATAATGGCTATGGAATAAGTGTTGTAAAAGGAGATATGTTCTATTCTAACGGTATAGATACTTATGAGGTTGCTGTCCTTAAAGATGGTGCTATTTGTTATGATACCTCAATTACAGATGATGTAATTGGTTATGTAAATGCAGATGAGGTATCTAATATAATGAAACAAATTCAAGAATTAAAATAGAGAATTCCCGTGGCTCTCAATAGATGCTTGAGAGTAGTAAGGCAACCATCGGAACGCTCACGGGAACAAAAGCCTGTAAGGGTGAATAATTCATGATAGCTTTTTAATGTAAACAGTCCCGTCCACGTGCTGGTCGGGAAACACTGCGACATGGCGGAATGGTAGACGTAGCACTCTATGATAGGAATGTCAAACCTTAGATGTGCGGAGCTTGACAACTCGTCCCGGTTCGAGTCCGGGTGTCGCAACATCTTCACTACAGATGAAGTATTTGTTTAGTCGTAGCCGGGCGGTCTGTGAAGATAGTCCGGTTTTTCTTGAAACCAATTAATAACAATCATATGAAAACATTACAATTAAGTGAACAAAAAGCCCGTGAACTATATCGGAGCGGTTCAAAAGAATTAAAAACAGTATTGGAAGAATCTTTTGGAAAGGATTTCTTTTCACAAGACGTTACAGAAAGAGTGAAAACCTACCTTGATGCTTGCCACGAGTTGGGAAGGGAGCCACTCGATGAGAAAAAGCTATTGGAGTTAGGCTTGACGGAACACGATATTGCTTATCAAAAGCTGGCTATCGTTACGGAAGCTCTAAATGAAGGTCAGAAACTTAATGTATGCGATGCTAACGTGAAACGCTGGTATCCGTGGTTCAAGCCTAATGGGTCTCCTTCCTCTTTCGCTTTCTACGATTCGTTTTGCGTTTGTGCGTGTGCGGGTGCGGGTAGCGGGTCTCGCCTTTGTTTGAAAAGCGAAAAGCTTTCCAATTATTGCGGGAAACAATTCATTGATTTGTGGAAACAATTTATTCTATAACCCTATAAACTTACAATTATGACTTTAAATGTAGATAAAAAGAACGCTTTAAAGGCTTGGAGAGAAGCGGACAATAAAGGAAAGCAGATGCTTGAAAATCTATACGGCAAAGAAATATTTGCCAATCAAAACGTAATGGATAGAATCAAAACGTTTGAAGACGCAATGGAAGAAACAGGAAGAAAAGGTGTCCCTGATTTTTCAGATTTACCCAAAGACATGCGCAGGCATTTCATTGCGTTATATAAAATGGAAGTTATTACGGAAGCTCTGAATGAAGGCTGGAAAGCAGACTGGGATAACTCGGATGAGAACAAGTATTATCCCTATTTCATTATGTCTCCTTCCTCTTTCGCTTTCTACGATTCGTATTACGTTCTTGCGTTTGCGGATGCGGGTAGCTGGTCTCGCCTTTGTTATAAAACACGCGGACTTGCGGAATATTCGGCAAAAAAATTTATTGACATTTGGAAAGACATCCAGATAGGATAAGCATACAAAGGTCGTCTGCCCTTGTCTCCTTCCTCTTTCGCTTTCAACGATTCGAATTACGATAATGCGTATGCGAATGCAGGTAGCAGGTCTCACCTATGTTGTAAAACTTCAAAGGGCAGAAACCTCACCTCTTGGTGGAAAACAACAATTCAAACGGTGTTGGTAGGTTTAACCCGAAAACTCTTATTAGAAAACAAAGGCTATGAAACGCTTTGGGAATTTATATCATCGCATCTATGATATAGATAATCTTTATCTTGCTTATTCTAAAGCTAAAAAGGGCAAAGGAAAAACGTATGGAGTTATTCAGTTTGAGAAAGATTTGGATAACAACATACTTTCCTTGCACAAAGAATTGTCGGAAAGAAGCTATATCACTTCTCAATACACGACTTTCATTATACATGACCCAAAGGAGCGTGAGATATACAGGCTACCATTTCGTGACCGTGTTGTGCATCACGCTATAATGAACATCCTTGAAGATATATGGACACCGATTTTCATTTCACACACTTATTCCTGTATCAAAGGAAAAGGCATTCATGGAGTGGTTAAACATTTGAAGAAAGACCTGAAAGATGCTGATGGAACAAAATATTGTCTGAAAATGGATATTCGCAAATATTATCCGTCAATAGACCACTCCATACTGAAACGTATCATACGTAAGAAAATAAAAGACATAAAGGTGCTTGCCCTTCTGGATGGTATTATAGATTCAGCACCGGGTGTTCCTATCGGTAACTATCTTTCCCAATTCTTTGCGAATCTATATCTTTCTTATTTCGACCATTGGATTAAGGAAGAAAAGCGAATGCCATATTATTACAGATATGCCGATGACATGGTGATACTTTCCAGCAGCAAGAAAGAGTTACACAGTATTCTTCTTGAAATCAACTCATATCTTAATGAGAAACTGCACCTGCAATTAAAGGGCAACTATCAGTTTTTTCCGGTAGATAGCAGGGGAATAGATTTCGTGGGATACGTATTTTTTCATACGCATACATTGATGCGGAAATCCATAAAGAAAAACTTTTGCCGTAAAGTATCTGCATTAAACAAAAAGAATATAACCCCGCATGATTACAAAATGGCAATCTGTTCATGGCTGGGTTGGGCGAAGCATTGTAATTCTAAGCACCTTATTAAAAAGATTATTAAGAATGAAAAGATTCAGTGAATTAGGAATTGAAATTGATGCAGACCGACATATATTTCCAGTTCCGCAGGTTTCAATAACCGATATTCTTAACTGTGAAATTGAAATACTTGATTTTGAATCGGGTGTAAAAACACAGCATGGTTCAGACAGATATGTAGTAAAAATAAAACATGAAGGTACGGAATGCAAGTTCTTTACAAACTCCACTCCTATTAAAGAAGCCCTAAGCAAGATTTCCAAAAAAGACTTTCCGTTCATTACAACTATCAGAGTGAAGAAGTTGGGAGTTGGGAACAGCAAGATATACTATTTTACTTAACCAAATTCAGCCGCAGAAAAGGTCAGAGCTATTACCGTACTAAAAGCCGTGAGAGAAGCGAAGTGCGCACCGCTTCCCTTTAACCTTGTACGGGCGGTTTAAAAACACAATACAATGGAAAATAAAGTGAAACAGTCTTCAAAGAATAAAGAGGAAAACCTCTTGAATGAAGATAGAAAAGCCTCTAATAAAAGGCTGAAACAATATTCCGCTCGTATTTCATTGGGATATACAGAAAAGAGCTTGGAAGAAGAAAGAACCAACATCTGCCTTAGTCAAGGCTTATCAAGGTATTGTTGAATTTAAAATTATATATTATGCCACTTATTAAAAAAACAAACGAATTGGTAATACCGACTACTATCAAAATGATGGTGTACGGTCAAGCGGGTATGAGAAAAACAACAACCGCTTTGAGTGCCCCCAAACCTTTATTACTGGACTTCGATAACGGTGTGAAGCGTGTGAACATGTCCCACTTGGATGGAGTTGATATTGTACAGATAACATCGTGGACGGACGCCCAGCAGGTTCTGCAAGAAGATTTGTCCAGTTATCAGACAATAGTAATAGACACCATCGGCAAGATGATGGATTATATCATTTCTTACAAATGCGGCACAAGGCAACCACAGATAAGAGATTGGGGTGGCATTAACCAAGAGTTTAGCGGATTTGTACGTAATTTATCCAATTTGAACAAAAATATCATCTTCGTTGCCCACCGTGATACACGGAAAGAAGGTGACGATACAGTATTTATTCCGGCTTTGCGTGAGAAGTCCTACAACTCTATTGTTACCGAACTTGACTTATTGGGCTACATGGAAGCCAAGAACGAGAATGGTAGAGTTAAGTGTACAATCACTTTTGACCCGACCAACAGAAATGACGGAAAGAACACCTGTAACCTGCCAAGTGTGATGGAAGTTCCCACAAATTTGGATGCCAACGGTAATCCGACTGCAAAGAATGATTTTATCACCACACAAGTGATTAATCCTTATCTTGCAATGCTGCAAGTAAAGAAAGCCGAGATTGACAAATACAACAAGGTGATAGAGGAAATCAAAGAAAGTATCGAATTTATAACTGATGCTAAGTCCGCTAATGAGTTCGCCTCTCATATTAATGAGTTTGAACACGTTGGTAGTTCTTTGATGATGGCGAGAAGTTTGTTTGCTGCAAAGGTAAAGGCCTTGGGACTGATATTCAATAAGGAAACTAAAATCTACTCAGATGCAGCCTAACTATCGTATATATGCAACATTATTGGATTCTTACTTCAATTACCTTAATAGCGATGTCATATATGAGCGTTATTATGGGTGGAGTGAGAATCCACCATGTACGGAAGAAGAGTTTCGGCAGAAGCAGTTTCAAGAACTGATAGACCGTATTAACCGCAAACCGTTTGATAGTGAAGCGGCAGACCGTGGCACGGCTTTCAATGAAATCATTGATTGTATGATTGAGAACCGTAAATCTTCTATAATGGAAATTAGCAAGGCATATCACGATGACGGAACACTTTACGGAATAAAAGCTGTTTACAACAATCGCACTTTCACTTTTCACATTGACCTTTGCCGCGAGTTTGCCAACTACTACAAAGGGGCATTAACCCAACAAAGAGTAGAAGCCATCTTGCCTACTGCATACGGTAGTGTATTGGTTTATGGTCTGATTGACGAACTGATGCCTACCAGTGTTCACGACATCAAAACAACTGGAAGCTATACCGTAGGGAAGTTCAAAGACCACCACCAACATTTGGTTTATCCATACGCTTTGATGAAGAACGGTTCGGATGTGCGGACGTTTGAATACAACATTGTAGAGTTCAACAAAGGCGGTTATGTGGTAGATACCTATACAGAAACATACGTTTTCAATCCTGAACGTGATATTCCTATTCTTACTAATCATTGTGAGGAGTTTATCCGGTTCTTGGAAGAAAACAGAGAACTTATAACCGATAAAAAGATATTTGGAGGAGAAAATTAATGGCAAACCAAATAACCGGACGGATAATCGAAATCGGACAAACTGTTCAAATACCATCCAAAAACGGTGGTTCCTCGTTTACAAAACGGGAGTTCATTTTAGATGCTACCACTTACGACCCTTATACGGGAGAGCGTAGCGAGTATGAGAACATTATTCCCTTAGAGTTTTCAGGCGATAAGTGTGCAGAACTTGACCGCTTTAATCAGGGTGATGTTGTTACTGTATCATTTGTTTTACAAGGACATTCTTGGACGAATCAAGACGGAGAACTCAAACGTATGGCATCTATTCGGTGCTACAAAATAGATGCGCGTGGTGGTGTATCGCAATCCCAACAAACAACATCGGTACAACAGCCAGCGCCACAGTCGACCTATCAGCAACAGCCGCAGAATTTCCCGCCTCCGGTTGATGCTAATGGCAATGTAAAGGACGATTTGCCTTTTTAGCGTATGTTGTTCGACTTGAAGAATGAATATCAAATACCCAAGTTCAAGGAGTATGTAAACAAGCTGTTTAGTGAACGTGCGGTGGTGGAAGTGAAAAAGAAACTACCTAACCGCACGCTTGCCCAAAACAGCTACTTGCATCTTCTTTTAGGGTATTTCGGTAGTGAGTACGGTTGCAGTCTCGACGAAGCAAAAATTGATTTTTATAAGAGGACTTGCAACCGTGATTTGTTTGAACGTAAGATGGTCAACAAGAAAGGCAATGAAGTAACCTATTTGCGCAGTTCTGCCGAGCTGACAACAGGTGAAATGACTTTAAGCATTGACCGTTTCCGAAATTGGTCGGCATCAGTAGCTGGCATTTACTTACCTGCCGCAAATGAACAGCAGATGCTTATCTACGCACAACAAGAAATTGAACGTAATAAAGAATTTATTTAAAATATTGAGATTATGAAGAATATTAGCGAAATGACAGAGCAAGAAATAATCGCTTTGTCGGACGAAGATGTCCAAAAAATGATAAAACTCCGCATGATGGAGGAAGGCATTAAACTTTTAGATAAACCGAAAGTTCCAGAATTGTTCGAGATTGAACCTGCCGACACACAGTATTTCTCTATCCCACTTTTGGATGGTTTTGCTTTTACTGACATTGAGGAAGCTACTAAGGTTGCGGAAATCCTGAAAAGTGCAAAGTCTTTACGAAAAGTTGATTACGATTGGAATAGACTTGGAAGTGAATACAAGTACCTTAAAAAGAGTGAACGATACAAGTTCAACGGGAACTCAGATTTTGATATTCTTTCAGGCTGGGCTTACTCCAATGAACTATATGCTAAGATTTCAAATTTTGCCGCACAGAACAAGGTAATGAAAGAACAAGCGGAGAAAGATAAAAAGGAATACGAAAAGCAACTTTCCGAATCGGCTGAATTAGTACAGGAGATAACAGAACGTGTTCGTGAGGTTCGCAACAAATACGACCGTCTTGAAACGCTTTCTTGCAAGTTTGCCACTGATTACTATCCGTTGTCCGACAATAACGAAGATATGGCAATGAAGTTCATGGTAAAGGCATACTCTTTAAATGACGAAGAACAATCGTTTGTACGCTCTAATTACAAGAAGCACTTGTTAAACAATGTACAATAAAGAATTTCTATGATAGAAACAAGAAAAACAGAAATCAGGTATGTGACATCTGACCCGAAAAAGATGCTCAACATGTACCTTGCAAAACGTGTCCTCAAAACATGGGAGGAGTCTTTCATTGATGAAGATACAGGTGAAACAGTAATCATCGAACGGAATGAAATTCTTTTTGACCGTGGCACGCTGATAGACCAAGACACTTTGGCGAAAATTCGTTTCAGTATGGAAGCTGACGGCATCAAGGAAGTGGAAGTCAGCAACCAGAACCGCTTGGCATTCGAGAACGAGAACAAATTCTTATATCCCTATCTTGCACAGGCACAAATAGGGGACAAGAAACATAAGTTCCTGCTGTATGCCACCGGATTGGAGAATTCTTGTAGTATCTTGAAAGATTACATCGAACTAAACTATATGTTCGGATTCACCTTGACAATGGTCAAGGAATTCGATTCTTGCGTGATTCTTACTGACAATTTGAAAGAACGCAAGATAGATGATGCCACCCTCGAAGAATTAAAAGATACATTCCTTTTAAACGATTCTGTAACGGAAGAAGATGAAGAAGAGGGAGATTCCAAGCCCAATGAAAAGAAATTCTATCAGATTGAGACGAAAATCACATTCACGGAAGGGGAGAATGAAGACGAAAGAGTCCAAACCTTTGTCGTGAACACCTTCAACGTTGACAGAGCGATGATGCTTATTACCCACTATCTCAAAAACAAAGAGGAAGAATGTGAGAAACAAGCCAAAGAAAAGGGACATGAGTTCAGAAAGAGGGAAATCCATACAGCCATTGAATCTGCTAAACCTATCCCGGTCGGGCGGTTTATTCCGAAAGAGTTTTCAATGGCTTATATGGAATAACTTTGTTAACCTGCCTGTCCGGTCTGTGAAGATGGGGCGGGCGAAAATGGGGGTGCGCAGTGGAGTGCTTTTGACTTTCGAGAGGTGCACATGGTAGAAAGTACGGTACGTGAGATATAAGGAGTAATTAACCTTAGAAGTAGCGCAAAAGGATAAGTCCTTAATTGGGTGTTCGAATCGCCCCATCTCCACATAAATGTGAGCCACACATAAATGGCAAGGGTTAGTAAATAATGGTTGTGCCCCGGAGAATACGCTTCGGGGCTTTAATAAAAAACAGCATGGAAACAAAAGAAATTACCAAGACTATTTACATTGCAAATGACGGGAAAGAGTTCTTAACGAAAGAAGATTGCGAAAAGCATGAAAGGTTTGTTGAAGAAATACTTTCACGTATTAAGTATTTCTGTATCAGATGTAATCCTGACTTAACAGAAACAGGAAATTTCTCTCATAAAATATATGTGGCTGTGTTTTCTAAACATTACCTATATAAAGATATTGCATTTCAATGGGCTTTAAAGAAGTTTGGTACTTACTTAGGGGAAAGCGTAATGGGATATGGCTTCCAACCCCATTTTAATGTAAGTGAAGTTTCTAAAGAAGAATATGAAGAATGCCCTGCTACTGTTTGGGGAGGCACTCCATTGAAGAGTGAGAAAATATTCCTTAGTCCTAAATCAGTAGAGGGATTTCCTGAAAACATTGACTACATGAAAGAATGGGGATTTAAATAATGCCATACTACATAAAACGAACAAAGGCCAAGAAGAAAGACAAGCCTTTACCTCCGTTTGATAAAGCAGGGATAACAATAAAGAAGAAGCCGGATTTGAAAGCTAAGCTCGACAAGGAGTTTTCCCTTTTTATCCGGCTTCGTGATGCAATGCCAAACGGGTATTTTAGATGTATCTCGTGCGGACAGATAAAGCCGTTTACACAAGCGGACTGCGGGCACTATTTCAGTCGTACACATTTGGCGACACGGTTTGATGAGAATAATTGCCATGCCGAATGTCGACACTGCAACAGATTCAAAGCTGACCATTTGGAAGGCTATCGGGTGAATCTAATTGCTAAAATAGGTCAACAGAAATTTGATTTGCTGAAGGTGAAAGCTGCCGGCACTTCCAAAATGACTGATTTTGAGTATGAACAGCTAATCAAGTATTACAAAGCACTTAATAAAAAGTTACGAAAGGAGAAAGGGCTATGAGTTATGTATTACGAGATTACCAACAGAAGGCCTCTGATGCTGCTATTTCTTTCTTCAATAACAAGGCAAAGAAAACAAATGCCATTATGGTGTTACCTACGGGCAGCGGAAAGTCGCTTATCATAGCGGATATAGCCGCAAGGCTTGACGGTCATACCTTGGTGTTCCAGCCCTCGAAGGAAATACTCGAACAGAATTTCAAGAAACTCTGTTCATACGGTATTCTTGATTGCAGCATCTATTCGGCTTCCTTCAACTCAAAAGAAATAAGCCGGATAACATTCGCCACCATCGGCAGTGTGAAGAATCATCCCGAACTGTTCACCCACTTCAAGAACATCATCGTGGACGAATGCCACCTTGTTAACCCTAAAGAGGGTATGTACAAAGATTTTTTTGATGCGGTGAAGTGTAAGGTTCTTGGGCTGACAGCTACACCGTATCGTTTAAGTTCCAGCCGTGACTTTGGTTCTATGCTGAAATTTATCACCCGGACAAAGCCTCATGTCTTTTCAGAGGTCATTTATCATGTACAGGTATCAACCCTATTGGATATGGGCTATTTGGCGAAGTTGAATTACTATCCAATGAATCCTTCGGGATGGAACGAACTTAACTTGAAAGTAAATACTACTGGTGCCGACTATACAGATAGGTCAGTTCAAAGAGAATATGAACGGATAGACTTTTACGGCTATCTCGTTCATATTGTCCAAAGGCTGATGAATCCCAAAGCCGGAGGAAAACGGAAAGGTATTTTGGTATTTACCCGTTTTCTGAAAGAAGCGGAGCGGCTCACCTGGTCTATACCCGGAGCCGCAATCGTTTCGGGTGATACCCCAAAAGGTGAGCGCGAAAGGATACTTGAAGCGTTCAAGGCTGGTGAAATTTCGGTAGTGGCGAATGTCGGGGTATTAACCACCGGCTTTGACTATCCGGAACTTGATACAGTCGTTATGGCACGTCCTACAATGTCACTTGCTATGTGGTATCAGATAGTCGGTCGTGCCATCCGCCCGCATCCTTCCAAAGAATGTGGATGGATTGTGGATTTATGCGGTAATATCAAACGTTTCGGAGAGGTGTCGGACTTACGGTTGTTTGATGGCGGAAATGGGAAATGGGCAGTTTACTCGAAAGAAAGGCAATTAACAAACGTGAGATTCTAAAACTATGGACGAAGGATTTTTGAGGCTAAGCCGCAGGTTTTTCTCGAATGAAATGTGGAATGAAGCCCGTACTTTTAGCAGTTGTGAAGCGTGGTTAGACTTAATCCAGTCTGCACGATTTGAGGCAACGCCCCGAAAGGAGAGTATCGGAGGTCGAGAAATCTCTTATTCAAGAGGTCAATATCCTGCATCCATAAGATTTTTATCTCAACGCTGGAAATGGTCTGAAAAGAAAGTGCGTTCCTTTCTTGTGCATCTTAAGAAAAAAGGTATGATAACTGTTGAGTGCAATCAGGGAATGAACCTTATAACCCTATGTAAATATGAAGAATATAATCCAATGGGCACAAGTAAGGGCACATGCAAGGGCACAGATATTGAAAAGAAAATCAAAGAATTACAGTCCGAATGGGCACAGCTAAGGGCACAACTTGGGGCACAGTATGTGAACAATAATCTGCCGCAATCCGAACTTTTACAAAAATCAGGGCACACGGAGGGCACAAATACAAAGAAAGAAGAAGAAAGAGAGTATATAGATATATCTTCCCAGCAAAAGAAAGAAAATACTCCTGACGGAGTATCAAAGAAAGACAAGCTTTCTTCGCCCTCTCTTTCTGAAAAGATTGATTACAGCGGATTGATGGAATACTATAATTCCACATTCAAAGATAGACTCCAGCAGATAAAATCAATGACCGATGTGAGAAAAAAGGCTGTAAAAGCCCGGATAGCCCAATATGGAAAAGAGTCAGTGAGAACTGTTTTCAATCTCATTCTTCAATCCCCATTTCTGCTGGGAGCTAATGACCGCAATTGGAAATGTGACTTTGATTGGATTTTCAAACAGGCAAACTTTACTAAAATATTGGAAGGAAACTATAATGGGACAAGACTTAGTAAAAATCAACAGGATAGCGAGCAGCGAAAACGTGATTCAGTTCTTGCAGTCGCTACAACAGTCAGAGAAGCTGCCGCAAAAAAAAGAAAGGAACTTGAAGCAGAGGGCGTTATTGAATAAATATCCTGACCCTGCACAATTCATACTTGATTACAATCCAGATTTGCAGTTCAAAATTGTTAGGTGTAAGGCGACTCACTCCGATTTAGCCATGAATTTTTCCATACCTACATTAGGGCTATTGGCTTCGACTTATGGAGATGAGACCCCTTTGGAATGGTTGAAAATTCAATTCGGTACACTCAATGACTTCGCAGAGGTATCTACCAAGATTGCTAAGGAGCAGCTTAATGAGTTAGCAGAGATATTTATTTCTGAGTATTATTACATCAATGCAGCTGAGATATGCTTTTTCATTGCACGGTTTAAGTCTGGGAAATACGGACGATTCTATGGAGCTATAGACCCGATGAAGATTACAAACGCTATGCTTGACTATATCAAGGAACGCCGCATTGACATTGAGCGTTACGAACGTGAGCAATACCGACTACAGCGCCAAAAGGAGATAGAAGAGCGCGGTAGCAACGGAATTTCCTATGTCGAGTATCTTGAACGTGAACGTAAGCTTGTGGAAAGTGGAGATGCAGAAGCCATGAAACGAGCGGCAAATCGTGTATGTAGTATCAGTTTACGTAAGTAGTGGCGAAAGCATAAATTTGACAATAAAGTATGAGACTTACAATATGTTGGACGACAAGAGGCAGGCAAAGACGCTTTTACTATGATATATGCAAAAAGTTTGGCATATCGGATTACATGAGTGTTAATCATGAGACGCCATGTGATATAAGGGATGAAGATATGGAACTGTTGAAGGAATGCGAAAAACGAGGGTTTATCCAAATAAGAAACAAACGGTAAATAATCATGGACATAGAGATTGAAAAGAAAATCGAACAATTGGAGTGGCAGCGTGACAATGCAATGCGCATACGCTGCCCGTTGGTGGCAAGGAAGTATCAGCGCATGATTGATGAACTTGCAAAAGAGAGCAGAAACAAGAATATGAACAAGGCAGAACAGACAAGGCAATGACTACCGACACGGCAAATCAGATAATCAACAAGTATGAGAGCCTTGTAGTTCTGTGCACCTACAACATATTGCTCACGAACGACATCTGTTGTGGGCAGGTTATCGAGTGTCTGCATGCGATGAAGAGAACGCCTTATTACAAACAGGCATTCAAGCGGTATTTGAATGATGCCGATAAGGCAAGAAAGGAATACGAGCGTACTGTAAACAGCGTTATCGGTTCAGACCGGAGCGAGTTTTTCGCCGACTGCAACGACAAGTATACGGAAGAAGTGAACAAGCACGTGGATATGTTGTATTGGCAATTCAAGCAGGTTCTTGACGATAACGGCATATCCCATTCCGCAGAGATTGCAAGGTTCGAGCTTGCAAGGACATTGTGTGATTACGCCTGCATCCAGTTTGACGAAAGGATTAAAGAACTTCGGAAGAAAGATGCACGGTTCAACGGGTTTACGTTGGAATATTTGAAGCTTTCCAATGTAGCAAGGGTGATGAACCTTGCTTCCGACAGTTTGAAAATCGGGAAAACGGTCAATATGAACACAGAGCGGTGTACAGCAGCGTTTGATGTGCTGGTAAGAAAGCTGTCGGATGCGGATAATATTGCCAACGCAATAAAAGTTTAGTGAGATGAAACCTATTTATAACCTTATAACCCTCCTCATGGACTGGCTTTCGGTAGAGGTCGGAGTGGATGAAGAGTGGTTCTGAATTATGGAAATGAAGAAAAGCGAATTGACACACGGCTCTCTGTTCAGCGGCATCGGTGGCCCGGAAATAGCTGCCGAGATAATGGGCTGGAAAAACGTGTTCCATTGTGAAATAAACCCGTTCGGGAGAAAAATACTTGATTATTGGTTTCCAAACAGCAAAAGTTATGAAGACATCACGAAAACAGATTTTACAGAGTGGCGGGGAAAAATCAATGTCCTCACCGGAGGGTTCCCCTGCCAGCCTTTTTCTTGTGCCGGACAGAGAAAGGGAGCGGAAGATGACCGCTACCTCTGGCCGGAAATGCTACGAGCGATACGGGAGATTCAGCCCGATTGGGTTGTTGGTGAAAACGTTGCTGGAATCCTCTCGATGGTACAACCCGGCAGTGAAACTGCGTTGGGACGTGAAAAATCTCTGTTCGGAGAGGTTGACCGAAAAAGAATATTGCATCGGCAGGAATACGTCGTCGAAACAGTGTGTAACGACCTTGAACGTGAAGGATATTCCGTCCAACCGGTTGTTATTCCGGCTTGTGCCGTCGGAGCGCCGCACAGAAGGGACCGTGTCTTCTTTATTGCGAGAAGAATACAAGACAATAACAACAACATCGGGAGTGGATATACTTGTAGATTCGGAAGATTTTCCGTTTCTGAATCAATGGAAATGGAAGATAAACAATTCAGGGTATGTTTACAGAACAATCAGAGCGAAAGAAGATGGAAAGAAATGGAAGACTATCTTGATGCACAGATTGATTTGCTGTCCGAAGGAAAACGAGGAAGTGGACCATATCAACAGATGCAAAACGGACAACAGAAAGCAAAATCTTCGGATATTAGCTCATTGGGAAAATCTTCACAATCGGAAGAAAGGTTCAGGAGTAAGGAAACCGAAGGGACGGAACAAATGGCATGCGATAATCTATGTGAACAGGAAAAGGATTCACCTCGGATTTTTCGATACAAAAGAGGAGGCGATGAATGCAAGGTTGAATGCGGAGAGAAAATTGTTGCCCACCGTGCAGACGCAGGGGTTGAAGGTATGCAACGAAAATGGGAAGACAACATTCTATCCGGTAGAACTGCTCCCGACACCGACAGCCATAGATGGAGGAACGGGAAGAATCAACAAGTCACTATCGCCGAACGCAAAGGAACGGCCAACATTGGCACTTTCCGCGAAGATGGGACTTCTTCCTACTCCCAATGCTCGGGAAGCGGACAAATATACAAAGAAGTACAATCCGAACAGCCAAATGGGCACAGCTTTGACAGCAATGGCGGTAAACGGAATGTTGCCTACTCCAAGAGCCAACAAAGTGAACGATATAAATCTGAACAACCTACATCTGGCACAACGGAACAAAGGGAACTTGGAAGAAGCTGTTGCGAAAATAATTCAAAATACGCCATTAGGGAATGGAAAAACTTCCCTACTCAATCCCCTGTTTGTAGCCGAGATGATGGGATTTCCACCAGATTGGACGGTATTGCCTTTTCAAAGTGGCGGCAGGAATCGATAAAGGCA